AGCTGGTCCTCCGGCGCCTGCTGACGGACGGCGTCGACCCGCTCAAACTTCGACCCGTTCCGGCGGTACAGCTTTTCTCCCTGGCGAATCCGGATCACGTCGTACTCGTCCTCGGGACCGATGACCAGGGTGATCACGCGAGGCGCTCCACTTCGATCAGCGGGTCCAGAGCCTTCATGCGGTCGATTGTCACCTGGACGTACCGCGGGTCGAGGTCCATGGCTGCGCACCGGCGGTCCAGCTGGTGGCAGGCGACCATGGTGGACCCGGACCCGATGAAGGCGTCGCCGACGAGCTCGCCGGCCCGGCTGCTGTTCATGATCAGGTCGGCCAGGAGGATCACCGGCTTCATGGTGGGGTGGAGGTCGTTCTTGGCGGGTTTGTTCTGGCGCAGGACGGTGGTCCGCGCCGGCCCCTCGGTCAGGGCCTCGATCATGCTGACCAGTTCGCTCTTGCTCATCTTCTGCAAGTCGGCCCTATCTTCGATCACCGTGCTGTTGGTCCGGTCGGTGGTGAAGTAGTGGCCTCCGCCCGGCTTCCAACCGTAGAGGCAATTGTGCGTGATCAGGCCATCGGCGACGTAGTGTCCGTCCTCTTCCACGTCGAGCGAGTAGACCTGGCAATGGGCCGATTCTTTTCCTGTTTGAGTAATTGTCTTCCACTCGAATCCCTGGCCTTCGGTCGGGACAGGCAGCTGCATGATCCCTGGAATAAGGTTGACGGCCTTGATGGTTCGGGATGCCTCCCGGCTGAACATCCCGGTTTCCCCTCGTACCAGGATTGGGTTTGCCTCGTCCAGTCTGAAATATCGCAGGATCTCGCTGGCCCCTTGCTTCACGCGGTCCATGCCGATTATCTGGTAGATCTCTTCCACCCCATCGAAGGTCCGCAATTTCTCCGGTGCATTGCTGTACGGATCAATTCTCCACTGAGTCTGCGGAATGCTGAACCGACACGAAAGAGCTTGCTCGAGAACTCGGGCGTGTACCTTATCCCGGGAGACGGCCAGAATCCAGGCGACGTCTCCGTCCTCATCGGCCAGCCTGCTGGCAAGTCCGAATCCCCGGGTGTTGAATAGTCGGACTTGACCGATCCGCCATCGTTCACTTTTCCGCATCAGGTAGATGATCTGACTGTCGGCTGCTCCCTCGTCTAGCTTGATCGTGAAGCGGTGGTCAGCGGTGGCCCTGGTCGTTTTTCCGTCACAGGTCACGTCCACCATGAGGCCGTCGTATTCTCGGGACGCTATTTTTATCGGTCGTCCCCTCTGGTGAACTATCGCTTGGGTCGAATTGTAGCTGACCACCACGTCTCCGTCTTTCAGGGTCTCGATTGGCACGTCCTGGGTTTGGGAGAAAGCCCATTGTCTGCCTTTTTCGGTGGCCCTCGGTTCGATCACCTTTCTGACCAGCGTTCCGGCAGGTTGGCATGGTTCATGCTTCCATTGGTAGTCCCGACGGCCGAGGACGAGGCTGTTCTTGACCCAGATCAGGCACTGCTTCAGGAGCAGGCCGGATTCCTCGAAGGTGGCCCGGAAGTTGACGCCCTCGCTGTCTGCGTGCCAGACGTACCAAGCTTCGCCTGGTTTGGTGACCTCGATCCAGGTGGTGTAGAACTTCTTGAGGAACTCGCGGAAGGCGACATCCCCCATCCGGTCATTCATGATCTTGAGGTGGTCCCTGGTCCCGCCCTCGTAGTCCACGTTATACGGGGGGTCGGTGACAACCAGATCGACGGCGGCGCCGTCCAGCAACAGGTCGACGTGGTCGCGGTTGGTGCTGTCCCCGCACATCAGGCGGTGCGGTCCGACCTGGAACAGCTGGCCTGCCTGGATTTCCGTCTTGACCTCGGTCAGGGGCTTGGGCTCGTACCCGTCCTCGGTGACGTCGGAGATCTTCGGCGCGAAGTCGAGGAACTTGGCGCCTGGCAGGGCGAGGTCCCCGAACTCGACGTCGAGATCGCCGATGAACTCGAGGACGCTTTCCTCGGTCATGGTGCCGTACTGGCTGTTGAGGCGCAGGAGCTTGTTTTTGGCTTCTGCTTCGTCTTTGGCTTCGACCCAGGCGACCGGGAACTCTGGCAGGTCTTCCCCTCGTTTCCTGGCGACCTTGAGGGCCTGGAGCCGGCCGTGTCCGTCCAGACACCGGTTGCGGTCCCCGTCCCTCCAGATGAAGAACGGGAAACTGAAGCCGAATTTCTCGATGCTGCGGAGGATCTTGTCGGCCTCGTCGGCCGTCCGGATTTTGAGCGTGCCCTGGAAGTCTTCGATCATCTCGATCGGGAGCGTCGCGGCCCCCTCACATTCGATTCGGATCGTCATTTGGACGTTTCCTCGCTGGGGACGATCCATATGCTGTCGTTCTGTTTCACGGCAACGATGCCCATTTCCCCGTCCGGCTTGGCGTACCGCGTGTACGTTCCGCCTTTTTCCTGGAGAACAATGAGGCGGGAAATGTCGGTTTTCTCAAGACGAATCGGCATCCAGATGTGGGCCGGCTGGGGAAGAAGCAGGCGGTCTGTGACCACCCCAAACAAGACGGCCCCGGCGAGGGCTAGAACAAATCCCGAGACAACGGCTGCTTTCATTGTTTTCCCTTGTATCCTTTGCTGGCGAGCCATGCGGAGAAACCGCTGGTGCTCCCGTCCGGCTCGACATCGACGTTCTGGCGGTTGACCGTCTCGGCGACGGCATCCCCCTTGCGGTAGCCTGGGTCGAGCTCCTGGTCGAGCCACCCCAGGTTGTCTTTGACGTAGGTGATGGCGCCCAGGCCCACCAGCAGGTCGTCCAGCTGCACGGGGTCGGTTGCGTGGAAGAGGGCGGCTCCCCACCGCTCGAGCCATTCGATCCGCTGGGCCTCGAATTGCTCCGCAATCATCTTGAGGTCCGGCAGGGGCTTCCGGCCGGGCTTCCTTTCCTCGAACAGCAGCGGGTCGATCCGGCGGATGTCGTCGGGCGTGAGGTCGGTCGGCTTCCTGGGGGCTCCCCGTTTGATCCCGGCCCGGACGACGGCCCGGTATGCCTGGGTGTAGGTCACCATTCTGGCTTTGGCGTACATTTCGATGGTCATAGTTTCCTCGGGTCGATTTTGAACTTTTCCAGCTGGTACCGGATGTTTGCGGCCCCGACCCCTGGGGCGTTTTTCTCTCCTGAAATCTTGACGCACTGGTAGAGCAGAAAGGCATCCGCCTCGTCCGTCGTCTTGAACCTGGCCCCGAACTTCTTGGTCACCTCGTTCAGGTAGTCGCTTTCGTAGTCGGCTCGGCCCTTCTTCATGCTGATGCCGGTAACCATCTTCCAGGTGCCGATCGGTACCTCGATGATCGGCACCTTTCTGGCGTTGAAGAGCCCACGGAGAAGTCCGCCGACCTCGGCCAGCCCGGTGAGCGAGCTTGACCCGCCCCGGACCTGCCCGGACCGGTCGACGAACTTCTCGCGGGCCATGAAGGCGTACTGCTCGATGATCATCAGGTCCCACCCCTCGGCGCTGATGCGGGCGAACTTGAGGCAGAACCGGCCGAGCACGTCGATCCGGTTCTCCTCCTTGCGTTGGATGGCCTCGCTGAACCAGACCCCGTCTTCACAGGTGAAAATCCCGAGGCTTCGGAGGCTGGGGTCCAGCGAGATCGCTTTCACTCCGGGTCGCTCCCAGGCGTGGGGGGTCCGTCGCCACCGCCGGCGTCGCCCAGGCCGTCGAGCTCCGCCTGGCCGTGGTCGTCATCCTCGCTGTCCTCCTCGGCCGTGGTGACGTCGCCCTTGACCGACGAAAACTCGACCTTGAGGTTGACCTCTTTCGTCACGTTGGCGAGGAAGAAGCTTCCGGTCTTCGGCTCATTCGGCATGAAGAAGTCCAGCTTGACGCCACCGTTGCGCAGGCTGGTGAGCTTCAGGAGCTCGCCCTGGCTGCTGGCTTTCCGGCCATCGTGTTCGACCGTGACCCTGCAGATCTTGTTCACGTTCTTGAGCAGGACCGAGGCCTTTTCGTCGTTGGCCACCCGGACCGGGATCCCGATGCCACCGTCTCGGTAGGTTTTCAGGTCCCCCAATTTCCCGCCACCTTCGTAGGTGCCGGCGTTGAAGTCGATCATTCTCTCTTCCCTCCTTTGGGATGATTTCTCAAAAGCTAGACCTTTGTTTTCGCTCCGTCAAGAGCGCCATGAGGATGGTCCAGGCCAGGACCACCACCTGGGGAACCTGCCCGTTTCCAATGGCCTTGAGCCGGTCGACCCGGGCCGGGCGCCCGCGGGCCACCCGGGGGATGTCGGCCTCCCAGCTGCCGTCCGCCCATGGCTGGCGACCGTACCGGCCCTTCTCCCAGATCCAGGCCTGGAAGTCCTCGAGGCTCACCGGCTGAAGGCTGGACCAGCCCATGGGCCACCCCATCAGGAGCTCGACCCAGTCGGCGTTCAGCTGGCCCCCGATGGCGTTGGGCAGTTGCTCGCCCTTCTTTCCTCCGCCCCGGGCTTCGTAGCTTTCGGCGTTCGGGCTTCGATAGTCCCGCGCTGCCGGCGTTAGGAAGGCCTCGCGCTCGGCCGTTGCCACCGCGGTCTCGAGAGTGGCTCCGAACCGGACCCCGGAGGCGCTGGTTCTTGTTTTCCCGTCCGCCGAGACGTCGCCGGCAATTTGTCCGGTGTGGGCGCCCCGGGGCGTGGCGCTTGGTGTGGGCCAAGTCTGGGTGAAGGAGTGCAGGGTATCCGGAACTCCTCGGTGTGCCCCCGTGCTCTGTGAATCCTCGGCTCGAGGGGTGGGAAACCTCTGGGCTACAACGCTGAGGCTCGGGCTCCCGTTGGGGTATCCCTTCACCATTTCGGCGTCAGCCCTGATCGGTGTGGGCCAGAATCCAGATCCGGTCCCGCTGGTGGGGAGCACCGGCGTCGGCCGCGGCCAGAACACCCCATTCCGCACCGTACCCCATCTTGGCCAGGTCTCCGAGTACGGTTCCAAGTCCCCGAGAAGTGAGCATTGGCGAGTTTTCCACGAACGCGAATCGGGGTCGTACTTCGCCAATGATGCGGGCCATTTCTTTCCAGAGCCCGCTTCGCTCTCCCTCGAGGCCGTCTCCGTTTCCGGCGGCGCTGATGTCCTGGCAAGGTCAAGGGAACCCGCCACAAATGACGAGTTCCCGATTAACCTCCCTTGCCCTGTCGAAGAAGGGTCTTGTTTCTGGATTGTCGGCTCGGAACGTCTTAACGTCGTCCCAAATGGGAAAAACCGGTAGAACTCCGTCAAGCTGTCTTTGGAGCAGAACTCTTCGGGGATAGCTTTCGATTTCAACGGCGCAGATCGGGACGTGTCCCAAAAGGGCGTCGGCGACAATCCCCCCCCTGCTCCTGCAAATAAGTGGATGGAATACAAACCCATGCCATCAGGCCCTCCTTGATGCCCAGTTCAGTTCCAGTATGGCGCCACCGCCCTCCCGCAGTCTGTCGGTGATCGCGTCGCCAAGAAAGGCCCGGAACCCGTCGATGTCCATGTTCGTGACCAGAAGCGTCGGCTTCCTGCGGTTGTACCGTTCGTTCATCAGGTCGAAAAGGTACAGGCGTTCGACTTCGGTTTCAAACTGCCGGCCGAGCTCGTCGATCACCAGCACCCCGACCGAGGCGTACCGGTCCCGGATCACGCTCTCCGGCTCGGGGCTGTCTTTCCGGTAGCTCTCTTTGATCCTGCCGGTGTAGTCCTTGGCGGTGGTGTACATCCCGTCCAGCATGGCCTGGTGGCGGTCGTTCAGGATCCCGCAGGCGATCCAGGTTTTGCCTGTGCCTGCGCTTCCTTGGAGCGACATGGACGGGCAGCCGAGTTTTCCGAGCATTTCGACCCAGACCAGCATTCGGTCCCTGACGTGGGTTTCCTTGGGGCCTTCGGGTTTCCAGCCGGCCAGGGTGGCGGTAGAGAACCGCTCGGGGATCCCGCTCGAGTCCCGAAGGGCCTTGATGCCGGCGTCCCTCTGTTCCCTGGCCTTTCGCACTTCTTCCTGTTCGAAGAGGTCAGGCCCCTGCCCCTTCATCTCCTCGAGGCGCTGGTCGATCATCTCAAGCGTTCTCCCGAGACACCCCGAAACCTCGACCCAGTCCTCGACCCACTTTCCGTCCCGGATGAACCTTCTCCACACCTTCATAGCTTGTGCTCCTGTACCGAGGGTTTGCTCGGGTCGAACCTGACGGCCCCGAACCTGTTTTCTCCGGCCTTGGTTATCCGGGTTGGAGTGCTAGCTTCGTTGAGGTACTTGTCAAACTTGCCTGGTCTGAAGAGCGTTTCGGGCGTGAGGTACTTTTCCCACTCCGTACCCTTCCAGGCCTTGATCCTGCTGTCGATGACAGCCTTGAAATCATCCAGAGAGTACCCCTCGCGGATGCGCTCTAGCAGCCCGGTTCCCTTCCAGGTTCTGAAGCGCTTTCCAGCCTTTTCGTTGAGGTATGAAAGAATGCTTTCTGGGGTGATTTCGGCATTACTCTTAAGTGGGGTTTTAGAGTGGGGTTTTTGTTTAACTGTAGGATGTGACGTGGCGGTCACTTCCGGGGTGACGGCGCCGTCACTTCCGAAAAGGTTTTGATGTGACAGCGCCGTCACTTCCGGAAGTGACGTGGCGGTCACTTCCGGATTGTCGTTTTCTTCCCACAGAACCCGGTAGATGTTGGTTCGGTTTTGGCCGCGTTGCTGTCGCTCGAGCCACTTCATTTCGATCAGGTGAACCACGGCCCTGCTGACGGTTTCGGGCGCCAGGCCGGCGTGTTTGGCGATCTCATCCCTGGACGGGTAGGCTTCGTCATTGTGGCCTTGGAACATCGCCAGAACCGTGTAGACCCGGAGGTCCGCAAAGGTCAGGTCTGGCTCCTGAAGGAGGAGAATCGGGACCACCCCGTGGCGGGGAATTTTGACCCTCATGCCCGTTGGTCTCCGAATCCAAGATGGTAGTTTTCGCGCTCGACGGCCTGGTCGGATTGGGCTTTGGTAAGTACCCGGCTGGTGGCTCCCGCTCCTGCCCTGATCACCTTGGCCTTGAGGCCGTCAGTGATTTCGAGCAGTCCCTTGAGCACGATGTCTCGCTCGTGTGGGGTTGGCTCTGGCAGGAGGGCGAGTGCTTTGTTCTCGAAGAGGGCCAGTCCAAGGGCCTGGGCCACCTGCTGCCGGTCGATGGCTTTCTTCTCCCAAAGGATGCGGATTTCCCGCAGTTGGGCTCCGTTGGGAAGTCTGCGGACCTCGCTGTTTGGCAAAGGTCTAGCTTTGTCATTTGGCGAGGTCCGGAAGGCCAGGGCGATGGCGTCGGCCACCGGCTGGGGCACCTTCCCGTACACGTAGCTGGCCAGGTGTTCAACCTCGGCCCTGGTGAATATTTTCCGGATGCCGTTTTGCATTGGGATCCCGGCGTCTTGTGCGTGCCGGCGGATGGTGCTTTCTCCCTTTCCAAAGAAGCCGGCCAAGTCAGAAACGGTCATGGTTTCCTCCTGGAAATAAAAAAGGGCTTCGACCTGCCCACCCGCACGCTCGTGAAAGCGTGTCACCCCGGATGAACAGATCGAAGCCCTGAACCGATGTTCGTACCTTCCAACCTTCGGGGGGTGAATCCCGGCGGTCGGTTGATGGTCTCAAGATACCGGAGCTCCCTGGACCAAGTCAACACCCGGAGGGAGGTGGTGCTGGTGGGCCGACCATGCTATCCATGCGGCCGTGAGGACACAGACCGCGCAGAGAATCAGGATCTTGATGCCGTGCTTTGTTCCTGGGATCATGGCGCCTTTCCTGTCCCGTGCTGCTCGGCGAGCTCCCGGTAGAAGTCTTCCATGCGCAGGTCGAAGCCCTGGGCCAGCTGGTCGTGGATCCGGTGTGCCAGGGTGTGGGCCGACATCGGTTGCATCCCAAGGTTCATGGCGCTGTTGCAGGGCTCGACCTGGCAGACCGGCGCAAGGTTGTAGGGATGGTTGATGACGTCCAAGCCCCAGCGGACGATGTTCCCTTTGGTCTTGGCGATGCGGTGGGCCAGCTGCGGTGTGCCGTGCTCCCGAAGGTATCCTCTGCAGTGGAGGCACTTCCAGTCGGCGGCCTCGAAGAGCTCTTGTCGGCGCTCGTTCGCGTCGTGCTTCTGGCGGGCGTTCATAGCTGCCCGTCCTTCCTGGAAAACACTTTCACGAGGTGCCTGGCCACGGCTAGATCTGCTTCATTCCAGATCCGGCCACCCCATCGGCAGAAGTGGATTTCTTCGGCGACACGCTCTACTTCGGTTGCCTTGAAAATCCCAAGGGGTGGTGTCCATCCAAGCGCCATCAGGCCCTTCCGGATGGCTTCTTCCTTGAGGTCGACGATTTCCTTGTAGTGGTTCACCATCTTGTCGTTCATCGTCTCGAGCACGTCGAAGGAGAGCGTCTGTTCCTGGGGGTCAATGCTGGGGGTGATGGTTGTCTTTCCGATGAATGTTTCTCCGCTCAAGGCACCACCCTCCCGAACATCAGGCATCCGCTGACGCTGGCGAGGGAGTCCAGTTTGATTTGGACGCCGGGCGCCTCCAGACCGGTCACCTGAACCGGCGCCAGATTTCCTCCCAAGAACACCTCGTCGGTTGGTCGAATGAATCCATCGTCGAGGATCCGGCCCAGCCTGGTGTGGAGTTCCTGGGCGGTCATGATTCTCTCCCCGGACGCATGACGGCTTCGCGGGCCTCTTCCCAGCCCTCGTCTCGAATGCTGATGTTCAGGGGGTGCACAGTAGCCTCCGAGATGATCAGGTGGTCCTGCTTGATCTGTGGCAGGTTCCCCAGGATTTCGGCGACGGTGATGGTTTTCTTGGCTGCGACAATGACCTCGCGCTTTCGCTTGAGGAGCCAATCAAGGAACGATGCCGGCGGAATCGGGACCACCGTGGAGATGACCAAGTCGTGCTCGGTGACGACCCGCTGCATGAACCAAGCCTCGAGTCGGTGGACTAACTCGTCCCTGAAGTCATCCTCGGTTGTTGTCCGTTTTTCAATTTTCAGCATTGCAACGGCTCGGCTTTCCCTTAGTTGTGAGACGAGTGTTTTTGTTTCAAAAACGAAGGACACCAAGTTGCCTTCGATGCTGGTCTGTGGTTTCATTTGCCTTTCCCCTCCTCGAGAATTTTCTTGAAATCTTCCCGCAGTTGCAGGAATTCGTCGATGTCGGTCTTGAGCAGTCCGCCCTCGGTGATCTGGTCGATCTTGCGTTTCACCCAGGGCGAGAACTCTTTCGTGTCGAGGTAGCTGGTGGTTCTCCAGACCTCGACCCGGTAGGTGTTCCCGTCGCCCACCGGCTCTTTGCGCTTCACCTTGCCGAGCTCGACCTCCACCCCGCGGGTGAACCCGAACACGTCGTCTTTGGGGACGAAGTAGGCGGTCTTGACGGCGTAGGTTTCGAGCTCGTCTTCGTGGATCTCGGCCGGCGTCACGATCTGCCCTGGCGTCTTCTTGGACCAGTACCCGGACCGGTAGGCTGGCGTGCCGTTGATCCAGTTGGCTTCGATCTCGAGGAGCTTCCACCACAGGGCGGTGGCGTTGATGCTGCGCTTCCTGAAGTGGATGGTCAGGTCGAGCTCGAGCTCCACCAGGGTGTCGGCGTAGTTCGGCGCCGGCCCGCGGGCTCCGGACGCCCGGTGCTTCTCGACGGCCTTGTTGTAGAGTCCTGCCTGGCGCTTGATCAGGATCGCCAGCTGCTCGCCGAGGCGGGCGCGGTACTCGTCGCCGACCTGAAGCAGGAGCAGGCCGTTGCCTTTCGGAATTCCCAGCTTCAGGTTGGTGAACGGGTTGAACGTCGATCTGGCCTTGATTCTCATGGCTGGACCACCTTGAAGCTGACGACCTGGACCCAGGGGTTTTTCTGCCAGCTGCCGGGGCCGTTGATCGACTCCCAAAGCATCACGTAGGCGTCGACCCGGGAGAGCGTCTCCATCTGCTTCTCGCTCAGGTTCTCCATGGCCCAGGTGTAGACCCCTTCCTGGCGGGCGTCGTCGTCGGTGATGTCCCAGAGACGTTCGATCCTCTCGGGCTCGGTACGCTCGAGGAGGATCCGGCTTTCTTTTCTCGGCATGAAGATCGACGGCTTCCAGCATCCTTCGTATGCATCCCCGGTGTGGCTGGCCCTGTAAATCGTCGGGGCTCGCTTGGTGATGTCGTAGGCGTCCAGGACCGGGCAGAAGGTTTCCTTAACCCACAGGCGGTCTCCTGGCGGGCCGAATTTGAAGCTCTGAAGAAGCCAGGACCTATTTCCGGGGTCTCGCACGTAGCTGTCGGTCCATCTGCCGTCGAACAGCCCTAAGCCTCCAGGTTTTGCGAGGCGCCTGGTCTGCGTCTTGTGTCCGGCCAGAATCGCCCGGACCATGGGGCCGGAAAAAAGGATGGGGTGTTCTTTCACTGGATTCCCCTCCTAGCGCCCGGCGCCGAGTACATGGCGATCCGCTCGGTCTTGATGAAGGCCCCGTGCGTTTCCTGAACGCCGGCGAGCGTGAACGTCTGGGCTCCGCCGACCAGGGTGGGGTGAGGCCGGCTGATGACGGCCGGGGGCGGGTCGTCGACCTCCCCGTGGTAGGTGTTTCCTTCGATCGTAAATTGTGCTTTCACTTCAGTGCCCTCCTCTTCAAAAAGTCGATCAGGGCCTGGGCGTCGCCCATCATGTATCGGTCGCCGACCCTCCACTTGTTCACGGTGGGCCAGAAGTCAATCGCCGGGTACCCGCGGTGGCGCACCAGAACCACGTCGCCGGCGTTCTGGAACTTGAACGGCAGCGTGGAGGCGCGAAGGACCGAGAGGTTGGCTTCCTTCCGGTCGGCGTGCTTTTTCTGCTCGTCCTGGCGGATTTCTCGGTACATCTCGGTGGTCTCGTTCAGGCCATTCCGGCGCCGGTCGTATCCGTGGCTCACGCCTTCCTCCCCAGGTCCACGTAGGTGGCCCTTTCGAGCTTGGCGATGGTGGCTTCGACGTCCTCGAGGAACCGGACCACACCGTCTTTGATGATCCGGATGGTGGATTCGTCGCGCCAGACCCGCTTGATGTACAGGCGCTGGGCCTCAGGCAGTCTCGGGTGGAAGCTCACGAAGTCGCACCACTCCAGGGCGGCACACTCCATGAGGGCCTGCATCTGCAGGTAGTACCCGCGAGGGACGGCGCCGGTCAGCACGTACTTGGCGTGGGTGGCCAGGAGCGGGCACTTGCCCTCGAGGCCACCGCGGATCTCCGGCATCACGCCGTCCGGGCTCACTCCGAACCCGGCCAGCGTCGGGTGGTCGATGAATCCGACCTCCTGGACCAGGACGTCCTGGCGTTCCTCGTAGAGGCTCCGCATCACCGGCTCGCGTTCCTTCCCGTCTCGGATGGCCTGGTTGACGAACCCTTCGGGGGTCGGCTCGCCGGTCATGCGCTCGGAGACGATCTCGTAGAGGTAGTTCTGATAGCTCGCGGTGGTCGTCGCCATCAGGACGTCCTCGATCCTGCTGCCGGTGGCTTTGCCGGAGCGGATCCGCTTCCACTCGTCGGTGCCCTGGACGATGTCGGTGTGCCAGTTGGGGCGGGTCATCGGTTGGACTCGGTCTGAATCACGGGATCCATGATCAGCTGTTCGGACCTGCGGTTCTGCTTTGAAATCTCGACCTTGAAAATGTTCACAGGCGGCCTCCGCTGATTTCCTTCAGGCGCTGATTTTTGACCGTGACGATCACCTTGCGGTCCTCGTCGCTCTTGTCCTTGACCGCGGTCATGTAGGCCATCTTGAGCTCCTCCTGGTTTTTGGCCTCGCGGATCAGGCTGATTTCGTTGGAGAGTCGGACGCCGACCTCGAAGGTCAGGGACCGGGCGTCGTCGTCCTGGTCTTCCATCACCATCCCGAAGCCGGCGGTCATGGCGTAGCGGTGGCCGTAGCTCTGCAGGCTGGCCGCCTTCTGGGCGCCGTTCATCAGCGGGGCGCTGGCGCTCCCCTCGGGCAGGTCCACGTAGGTGGTCCGGGTGTGGCCCCAGCCGGTGATGTCGATGTAGTACCGCATCACCTTCCTGGCGTCGAGGTATTCCTCGCGGAAGGAGTAGCTGAACCCGTGATCGGCGATCGCCCGGCCGTTGGTCTGGACCATGGCCTCGATCGGGGCGTAGTCGTACAGGTCCCGGCCCTTGTCGTTGTCCCTGGCCGTCTTGATCCTGGGGACCGGTTTGAAGTCGCCCTGCATCAGGGCAAAGTTCCGGTCAAAGTCGAGCTTGGCCTGGCGGGCCTCTTCGCGGTCCCGGAGGTCCATGAACTTCTCCAGGGTGGGCAGGTCGGCTCCCCTCTCAACCAGGGTTGCCAGCATCGTGGCACCGCTGGTGCGGTCGGGCATCGGCATGATCGGCATCGACCGGACGGCGACCTCGCGCTCAGCCTGCTCGGCGATCGCCCGGTTGCGCTCCGGATCCAGCCCCCTGCCCAGGTCGCTGAAAAGGTCCGGCCCGCGGGCCTGGTCGAGGTCGACGACCTCGGGCTGCTGGTCGGTGCCAGCTTCGTTCAAATCGGACATCTTGTGTCCCTCCTTTCTCTCGGCAGTGTAACCCTTTGTCGCTTTGTTTGCAACAGTCAGACATTTTGTTTAGGCATGGGCTGAACCCGAGACGACTTGAGCAGGCGGGACTCCTCTCTGCCCTGACCGGTGTCTCGGCAGACCTCAGTCAGGTCGCGGATCGTGCGGACGAAGCGCCAGCCGTCCTCGGGCGGTCGGTCGTCAAGAATCACGGGGGCGTCGTATTCCATGGTGTCCTCCAAAAAAAGGCCCCGGGGGTTACCCGGGGCTGGTTGCTACTTCAGTTCCCTGCGGGCACTGTCGACCATTTCGGTGAACGTGAACCGGAACGACTTCACGGCCTGTGCCAGCGCCTTGTCGGCGATCTCGGGGGGGGTGGCCATGAAGGCTTCCAGGGCCGTCAGCCACCTGGCGATCTTTTCCTTGTCGGGCGCCAGTGCCGCCAGCCGGTCGGCCTCCGCCTTTCGCTGGGCTTCCTCGGCGTCGGCCCGGGCCTGGGCGTCGATCTTGGCCTGGGTTGCTTCCTTCTCCCGGCGGAGCTTGTCGGCCTCGGCTTGAGCGTCGTCGGCGATCTTCTGCAGACGGGCTTTTTCGGCCTTGTCGGCTTCCTCCTGGATCCGGCGCTGGCTGGCTTCGAGTTCGGCCTTCTGGGCGTCGATCCGGCGCTGCTCGGCTTCCTGTTCCTGGCGCTGGTTCTCGAGGCGTTCGGCTTCCTTCCGGTTGGCCTCGGCCAGTTCCCGGGCCTCGCGCTCTTCCCGTTCCTTCCGCTCGGCCTCCGCCCGCCGGCCGGCTTCCATGATCTTGAAGTCGGCCTCGGCCTTGGCGAGCCGGTCGGCGAACATGGCCGGGGTGTCCTGGGCGACCTCGTAGGGGTTGCCGTTCCACTCGAAGGCTCGCAGCTGGGCCAGGAGGCCGTCGACCCGGTCCTGCTCGGCCTTGGCTTTGGCGTCCTCGATGGCCTGGCGGTCGGCGAGGTACTTCTCTTCCTTGGCCTTCGAGATTCCCTCGATGGTCTGAAGCCGGCCGACGATCTCGTCTTCTTTGGCCTTGACCTTCCGCTGGTACTCGAGGGCGTCCGCCCGAAGCGCCTTCATGACCTCCGTGGTCTTGGTCCGGATCGGGACGATGTCCAGACGGTGCCGGCGGACTTTCTCGTACCCTTCCTTGTCCTCGGGGCCGGCGATCTCCAGGGCGCGGGCCGAGGCCTCGAGCTCGGTGAGAACCTTCTCGGTGACGTTGACCTTCACCAGGGCGGTGACGATCGGATCCGGCGGGGCGTCCTGGAGCTCCTGGGGAGTCTCTTCGTTCTCGTTTGCCATGTTTCCCTCCTTTTGGGTTTGGCTACTTCGTTTCGTTCTGGTCGGGCTGCTTGAGGTGTTCCGGCGAAAGGTCGGCGCAGACCGCCACTTTCCCGCAAACCTCGCACGGCCCACAGCTGGCGCCAAGGTCCACCTTCCATCGATGTTTCTCCGGAAGGCATTCCCTGCAGATGAACACCGCCTAGCCCTTTTTCTTCGGCCGGCCGCCGGCGCCCATGCTGAGGAGGCCGTTCCGGGCGTTCCGGTCGGCGATCCTCTTGGCGACCGCGGGGTCCCGGCGGGCCTTCCGAATCTCGGCGGCGTGCAGGAGGACCTGGTCCTCGTAATCCAGCAGGTCGCTGGGGCTGTCGAAGAACCCGAACCCGCCCGGCACCCGCTTCATGGCGTGGTAGCTGGGTCCCTCGAACCGTTGCAGGGCTTCGTACTCTTGCTCTTCCTTCGGGACGTCCCTGGGGATGCTGACAATCGTCATTCCTTGCTCCTTTCGCTTTCGCGGACCCGATTCCAGGCCGGGTTTCGGCCGGGCGCGACCCGGCTCTCATCAGCGCGATAAAACTCCGGGCTGCTCGCCCTCGTCTTTTGTCAGTTGCCGGACCCGGCCTTCGACCTCGGGCCAGATCGGCATGGCCACCCGGATCACTTCCTCGACGCTCAGGATGGTGGCGCCCTGGTTCAGCTTTGCTGTGAAGACCCACCCTCGGTCGTCCGGGTCGAAAAGCGCCGAGGTCAGGCCGAGCTGCAGGGTGCCTTCGTAGTGAACCAGGAACTCCCGGCGCGTAATCCCTTCTTTGAGCAGGATCGGATTCTGTCCTCGACACTGGCCGGCGAGGCTCATCCGTCCGGGCTCTTCCCAGTCGAGGTCGATCATTCGTTCCGTCCCTGGCGGGCGCCCATCGGGTCGTCGACCAGCTGGATCCGGTAGAAGGTGAACCCCCGGACCTGGGTGGTCTTCATTTCATAGGCGCCCTCGCGGTAGGGGTCCATTCCCCGGTTTCCCGGCTCGTCCTGCCATGCGATCGTCGCCAGGGTTTCATTCGGAAACCAGACCCCGGCTTGGCCCTCGTCCTCGAGGTAAAGGTGAGGCTTGGAGGTGTACCCGATGTTCCCCATGAACCCAGGGAGGCCGGCCATCTCGCTGTAGGTGGTGCAGACCCGGCGTCCGGGCTCGACGGTGATGCTCATTCTGGCTTCCTCCAGTACTTGTCGACGAATTCCTGAATCGTCCCCCCGAAGAAGGACACAAACTGGCGCCGTTCCCACTCGTTCCAGGCCCAGGTCTTCCGGCTGTAGGCGATCACGTGGATCCCGTTGCTTTCCATTCTCAGGTCGTACTTGTACTCGGTGCCGATGTTGATCCCGTGGGACGGAGTCGGATCGGCGCTCGGGTCGGCCTCGACAAAGCAGTCCTCGTAGGGCGCTGTCGGGTTTCTGGCCCAGATCTCGAGCAGGAGCTTGAAGCGCCCGGCAGCCCCGCTTTGGTATCCATCGTGGTGGACGTAGAAGAACTTGTCGGCGCCTTCCTTTTTGAACCGGTATGTGGCGGAGGTGCTCATCGACTCCTCCAGTCGTTGCGCTGGTCGGTGATCGGCTCAAAGCACAGGATGCCGACATTTTCGCCGTGCGTGTAGGCCTTGCACCGATCGCACCGTCCGGTGAAGAACAGGCCATCCTTTGTCGCTTCGGACTTGAAGACGGCGACCATAGTGGCGGGCCTCCCGCATTCGTGTCCCCACGTTCCCGCTTGGGCGAATGAGCAGGTTGTGATCATTCTTCCTTCTCTCCCGTGTAGGGGTTGAGGCCGAGGCAGGGGCGCAGTTGCTCGACGTACATCCCGAGGTTTCCGGCGTACCCCCAGTTTTTCGTTGTGCGCCCGGCTTGAGCATCTTCCTTGATCTTGCCGATCAGGGCGGTGGCGAGAGTAAGAGCATTCGCCTCCCGCCGGTCGATGGTCTGTTTCAGGGTTTCGTGCTTCGTGGCGGGCATCAGCGGGCCTCCCTGACCATCTGCGCTTCGATGTCCTGGGCCTCTTCGATCTTGCTGTCGATGTCCGCCTTGCTGGCGACGGCGCCGTTGGCGACCCAGAAGCGGGCGGTTTCGGGAAGGTCCCCGCTTTCCGTCAGGTAGCTGAAGAAGTCGATCTTGGAAACCTCGGCCTCGGCCTCGGTCATCTTCTCGACCTTGGCGCGGCTCTCGATTTCAGCTTCGGCGAAGAGCAGGGCGTCAATGAAGGCCAGAACCTTGTCGGGGTCTTCGTCGGAGATCAGCTTGGTGTAGTTGTTCTCGTCGTCGTACCACTCCTCGTTTCCGTTGGTGAAGCCACGGGCGTCGCCGTTGACCGTCGTCTTGTTGACCCGGGCCAGGAAGAACCCGCCCTCTTCGTCGTCGAAGGCCAGGAAGTCGTGGGTCTTGTTTTCCTTGATCAGGTAGGCCCGGAGGTTCCAGTCGGCGTTCAGGCCGACCATCTTGAAGTTGCGGGCCTCGAAGGTCACCCGGAAAACCTCGCCAGTCTCGTCGTTGTACTTCGCCATCTCGTTCGCGCCCCCTTTGCGCTGGCAGGGTTTCTTTCGTCCCCCTGTTGAGATCATTCTAACCCCAGAATGGGGTTTGTGCAAGCGAGGCATCGGTTTTTTGCAAAATAAAAACCCCGCCATTGGCCCTTTCCCGGGCTTTTGGCGGGGTCTGTGTTCTGGCGGTCCGGATGTCGGTCTTTTGGGCTACTTGTGGCCCAGCAGGGACGCCAGGATCCAGAGAACTGCGACCGTCGCTGCGCCTGCGGTGGCAAACGCCCATCGCGCTTGTTTCAGGGCTCCGATCTCGGTGGCCTGGTCGTCGTCAGTAACCTTCACCAAGTCTTTGTAGGTCGTAAAGTCCTTGCCGGTAGTGTCCAAGGAGGTCGAGGCATTTTTTAACGAGCTCGATGTCGCCGTCGAGTCCTCCTGAGACTGATCGAGCGTAATCGCCAGATTGCTTGACGAATCGGTCAATTCCGACCCGGACTTCGCTGAGTTGTCGGCTTGCTTTTCGGCTTGCTTGGATTGCTCGTTCAGCCGTTGCTCGAGCGTCTTCAAGGTCTGCTCGAGCTCGTCCAAGATCGGCGTCGGCTTTTCGGCCGGCGGCGTCTCGGGCTTCGCGGTCGGCGATGATGGTTCGCTCGAGCTCGGCGACTCTTGGCCCCAGGCTTCCCCTGGCGAAAGCGTCACCAGCCCAAAGGCCAGCCCCAAAAAAAACCAGGCCCGCCAAGGCCCAAAGAAATACTTTTTCCATCGGGATTCCCTTTTTTCCATGACGGGTCATTCTCCTTCGGTCCACTCCGGCAGGTCAACCGTCTTTCCCGCGAGTTCGTGGGCGCTGTCGGGGAGGAACTGGATCCGGCCGTCTGTGACGAAGGAATGGCAGAGGGTTTCCTGGGGCTTTCCTCTGGGCCAGTCGGCGCTCGGTGGCAGGGCCGGGGTGTAGAGCAGGAGGGATGGGGTAAACGTTGGGAGGTCTGGGTTTCCGTTGTAGGTCCAGGTTGGGTGGTCCCCAGGAACGACCCAGACGGTGTGGTGGTACTTGCACCCCGGGCACATGAACATCATCAGGCCGTCGCGGATTTCTCGTAGCTTCACTGCTTTGCCTCGCTGGTCGCCGGGTCAAGCTCGGGCCGGTAGTGCTTCGATCGGGTGTAGTTGTCAGCCGAGTTGGATGCCTGGTAGGAGGCGGCGGCGGCCACCAGGGCCGTCAGAATGGCCCCCAGGGCCTCGACCAGGTGTTCCGGTGCCCGCCATGCCACAACCGCAAAGGCGGCCGCCAGGAACAGGTAAACGGCCCAGAAGGCCGTGCTCTTTTTTGTCTTCATGCGGCGACAACCTGGAATACCCGAATACCGCCGGTCCCGTCGCTCTGAAGGGGGTAGGGGTCACCCTCGGCGACGGTCACCGATCCACCCTTGATCGAGTCCCACTTGACCGGCTTCTTATTCCCGATCACCCAGTGAACGAATCCGGTCCTGGGGTTCTTCCAGGAGACGATCACCCAAAACCCCGGACCCGAATACTTGTCATGGTCGGTCTGGTCGAACTTGCCCAGATACTTCAGGTTCAGGCCCAAGAAGTCGACGAACCCCTGGGGGTTGAGGAGCAGGGCTTCATTCGGGTCATCCATGTCGTCGTCGTCGTTGACATCACCCGAAATCAGCCCTTTGTCGACAGCCAGGTGCATCGTGGCGCCGAACTCGTGGACCCGCCAGGGTTTTCCCATCCCAAATTCGCGCCAGGCCGCGATCGCATCGGCCAGGCAGGCATAGTGCTGGATCCATCCAGCCAGCAGGTTGTCGTTCTGAAAAACCATGAAATCCTCCCTTACGCTTGCATTGGTAGACCGGTCAGGCTGGCCGGAATGTCATCGATCTGCCGCTGGGCCACCTTATCCAGAATGGTCCGGATCTCGACGTTGTCGGTAGTCTGTTTGAACTCCTCGACGAACGCCATCAGCTTCCGCTCTTCCTCTTGGGCGATCTCGTGGAACCGCTCGAGGACTTCGGCCGTCAGGCCCCGGATCTGGTCCTCGAGACGCTTGAAGGCCGGGAGCTTGTTCCCGGGCCAGGCCAGCATCTTCTCGTACCGGATCCTGTAGATGGCCACCTTGTCGTTCAGGTAGTCCGGGTTCAGGTACCGCTCCCCGTTGACCTGGCGGTAGACCTCGTCCAGGATGTGGTTGAAGTTGGCGACGTCCCGGAGAACGGTCGCGTACCGCTCCCAGGCGGCGCTCACCTGCCGCCGGTCCGTGCAGACGCCAGCCAGGATCGGGATGAACAGGTCCTCGACGGTGGAGTTGATCGCGGCCGTCTGCCTGGCCCAGGTCGTGTTGATCGAGTCAAATCGGTGCCGGGAAACGATCTGGACCATTTGGATCGGCTTGATGTCGAGCTCGATGCACCGTCGCTCGGGGCCTACGTAGACCCCCTTCTCACCGGCCTTCCGGTCTTCGGCGCTGGAAACCTCAACCTTCCCGGCCTTGGATTGCCACCGGATCCCCGGGGCCTTGCCAATCAGAATCAGGATGAAGTACATGATGCCGAGCAAGCCGGCGACAATCGATGGTGCGATGACCCCCCAGGGGACGTCGGTGTGGATGTCGCGGATCATGTCGGGCGCGGTGGTGATAAGGGTCGTCATTCGGCGGACTCCAAGGCTTTGATGTAGGCGTCTCCATTGTGGACACTCGGATGGAAGCCGAACCGGTAGTGCCCGACGTACTGAACTTTCCCGACGTGGCGGTAACCGGCCAGGGCCGGAACGGAGTGGGGGACCGGGTCGCCCCACTGGCGGATCTGGGTGTAGGAGCAGGGGACCGGGGCTTGGGCCAGGGCCTGCGTGAACTCGTGGGCCGCCCGGCCTTCGTAAAGCCTGGGGCCGCCGAAGCCGACCCCGTGGATTTCCATGGCCTTGAAATTGTGCAGGGCGTCTCGGGTGGTCAGAACGGAATGAGCCTCGCCCTGGGAAAACCCGGGGACCCGGATAAGGCTGGGCCGGTAAATGTCGATCCAGTTCATGACCTCGGCCCGGAAGGTTCTGTACTCCCGAAGGAACCCGTCATGGACCAGGTATTCCTCGGTGCCGACCGAAAGTTCCATCGGCCAGGCCATCAGGTTCTGCCACCAGTCGGCCGAAAGGAAGAACCTGTTTTTCAGGCTGAAAACGGCTCCCAGGGTGCAATCGAACCCGATCACCATTTCCTGAGGCATTACCGAAAGCGTCGAGACGTAGGCGGTCACGTGCCGCGTCTCGTCCTTGATTTCCTTCACCACCCGGAAGCCCTGGGGGGCCTGCCCCTGGGTGGACCGGAACGCTTCGCTGTACTTCAATTCGCGGCCTCCCAGTTGTCGTAGATCTTCGCGGCCATCGCCGCGCTGGTGGCCTGCCGGATGTTGTTCTTGATAGCCCCAATGTTCGCCGAGGTGCTTTGAACGAAGGCAAACAGGGCCTTCACGTACCCCTGAAAATCGGCCAGGGCCTTGAACGTCACGGTATTGTCCGAGGCGTCGGGCCACTGAAGCGGGAAGTCGACCGGTATCCCGGCGGCCAGGGCCACGTTGACCCCGGTGGCGTTGACCACCTGGTCCTGGGTGCCCGAGAACCTCATGCTCTCGAAAACGAACCCATTGGCCAGAATCTCGCCCATCTTCGAGTCGATCATGGCGAAAAGCTGGGACTGAAGAACGCCCTGGTCGATCAGGCCGGCGTAGGCCTTTTCGCTCGGCGTCATCCCTCGGATTCCGCCAGCGCCACTATTCAGGCTGGCATCATAGATCTCGCCGGAGGGAACCTTGACCTGACCTGCATCGATCAATTCCTTTAGAGTCATCTCGGCGAGAGTCAAGCCGACGAGTTTGAAGCCGACAGGAACAGGAACAATCTTATTAACTACCAGGGTGGCGTAGGGGATGGTATTCCATGTTTCATCCCAAAGGGCGCGAAGATCGCCCCTTTTTGGAACAACATGATCAGGAACTTTTTCAAAGCCCTCTGCATCAGGAAAGGGGCCGCAAAACACCCCATCAATGACGTCGTTGGTTTTATGAACGTAAACCAGGTTTTCATACGTCATGCCGTCCTCCTCCATTTTGTTGCCAAAGTATAAGAAGTCGTCGTTTCTGGTCCGGAACGGACACTACCAGACACCCCATCTGAAATAGGTCCCGTGATAGACACGATAGGGAGGTTTGCACTGCCAGCAACACTACCCGATGGGCCTGATCCAGAAAAACCTTGAAAAGTGACGTTTGTGGCGTGAAAGTGCCCCTCAAAAGAATCGGCAAACGTATAAAATCCGTCAAACAAAAGGGCCCTTCCTGACGTATATCCAGCCCCTGGCGTCGTTGTGGTCACTCCCGTGATAGCACCGCCAGAGTTCGTTGTTGCCGTGCCAACCCACTGCGTAGTACAAGTGCCCACAAGGGTGAGAGGAATCGTTGTACTCGCTGGATACCCAGACCCACCACTGACAACGTTAAAAGATGGAACCCCAGCCGAGACTGAGACTGTGATTTGTGCCGGAACCCCCGATACTTTCGTGTTTCCAGGAGCACTTTGCCCGATTCTCCTGGATGTGCCAAGTTCTTCCCAGTTTACGTTTGCCCAGGTGGTTCCCGGGAACAAAGACGCAGGGGTAGCATCGTTATTTCCCTGGATGTAGACCGAGAGAATCGGTGGCGTAGAAGAGCGAATCCAGGGTTGCCACGTGCCGGCGACCAAGGCCGAGTACCAGATGTCGGCCGTCGCGCCAACTTTGAACGCGGTGATCAGGCCATTCGATCCGTCGCCCTGGTAGTCGTAGTACCACGTGCCGGTGGCGGTGCCTTCCGGGGTGGTGGTCGCTCCGGTCAGGAAGGTGAACATCCCGGGCGAGGCATTGGCCTTCACCTGGGCCTGGGAGTCACCGGTCAATCCGGTAGCGGCAAACATCGCGGCCGATGCCACGGGGGCCATCTTAAGGTTCGTGATCGGGGAGGATCCGCTGTTGTACGTGAAGGTGGCAACCAGCACGGAATCGGCCGGGATCGACCCGGTGGTGACGCCGAACACCACGGTGGGGGTGATTTCGTAGTTGTACGATCCGGAGGCCTTGGCCCGGGTTCTTGAGGGCCCGTTCACTTCGGAGTACGAGGCGTAAAGCTTGTACGCCGTGCCGCCTCCGGAAGCCCCCAGGGTGGTGACGTTGACGGTCTGGGCGGCCCAGGCCAGCGGAAGGTTCGCGGTGAACGTCGTAGTGGGGGGGGGCATGGCCCACGAGGCCCCGGGGATGGTCACCAAAAACGGCAAAACCGCCAAGGCGGCGGAAAGGTCGATCTGGTTATTCGGGAGGGTGGCGTTGATCGCCGGGATCGTCTGGCGGATGAGCGTCGGTACACCGGGCAGGCGGCCAACAACAGCCAACAGCGCGGTTCCAAGCTGGTCATACAGGTGGTAGAAGTCCCGCGCGAGATCCTGGGAATAGTACCGGTCTCCGGCCGCCAGCGGGTAGCCTGAACTGAATTGGAAATTGTGATGGTTCATGCGTCTCTCCTAACCAATCTGTCCTCCGGCGTAGGGAACGAAGGTCCCGGCCGAAGTGTAACCCATGAAAATCCTCATGTAACAGGGGACGAATCCGGCCAGGGCGACCACGATCTGGCTGACCTGATCCGCGGTCAGCGTGCTGGTTCCCACGTCGATCAGGAAGATGCCGGTGATGTCCGACTCGTTCCCGGAGCCAACGAGGTCCAGCCCGGTGTTCAGGTCGACCCCGTTCGTTCCGATCACGCCCTGGTACGTGGCGAGGTAGCTCGGGTTCTCGCTCCCGCCGATCATGATCCAGTCGGATGAGTTCGTGCTGTTGTAGAAGCTTGAGGAGAACCCGGTGATCCCGTCGCTCGTGGGCTTGATGTTGTCGTCCCAGGTGCTTAGGTACCGGAGGCTGTGGACCCCTTGTTGGATCTTGATCCTCTTCTGCTGGTCGGTGTCTGTGTTTAGCAGGGTGACGCCGACGAAGTAGGCGAGCTCCGGTAGGAACTGGGGCGGAACGCGGGCCGGGTCGCGCCACATCGATTCCAGAAGCATTTCCTGCTGGATGGCTACCATCAGCTTGTCCAGGTAGGCTGCCAGGGCCAGGACCCCTGGGTCGGCCTCTTCCCGCAGTCGCCTCGGGAAGTAGTTCAGGCTGGGATACGGGAGCCGGTTTCCCATGCTAGACCTGCGCCAGGGTGTTGGTCCCTGCCTGGGTTATCTCGGTGGCTGCGCAGACAAACGGGAAGCTGGGGACGCTGGCGATGATGTATGCCACCCCCGGCACGCCACCCTGGACGAATTCGTACAGTTGAGAAAGCTGGATGGCGTCGCCGAAACTCCGGGGCGGATTGACCGCAAACTGCGAGAGGATCTGCGTGATTACGACGTAGTCGTTGGTCCCGAAGCTGTAGGACAGAATGCTGTTGATCAGGGCGACGGCCGATGAGATACCGGTCGCTGCGTAGGCTTCATAGATCTGGGATCCAGCGTCGCTGAAGAAGAGCTTACACGCGAGGTCGATGTAGGTCTGGACGTTGGCCCAAAGGTACCCGGGAAGGAGGTGGACGTTGGCGGTCACCCCGGTCGGCGTGAAAATTCCGGCGTCGAAGAAAACCGTCACGCTGTTGAGGACCGTTTTGGACTGCAGGTATGCTGCGATTGCGGTTCGGAGAGCAAGAGACGGCGAACCGCCCCCGGATGCGACGCCTAGAACTTGGGCAGTCAAAACCCCGTAAGCGTTCGCGTTGACGATCGCCAGCGAAAGCCCACCATAGGCGATTGCTAGGGCCTGGCCGTCGCTGGCCGTTACGAACCGATTCTGTGCCTTGAGGAGCATCGGTCCTGTGTTCGCTGCGTGCGTCAGACTCTCGGGGTCCGCTCCGCCGGTCAGGGCCAGAGGATTGGTCGCGCCGGCGACGTTGGCGTTGTTTCCTGCGTAGGCATTGAGACCGTCTGGCAGTGCCACGTTCGAGGCGGCACCGCCACCGTAGGCGTAGCTTGCGACGATCGGGAACGCTCCGGGGATCGCGCCATACACGCCGTCGTTGAACTCGACGTTGACGGTGCCGTCCGTGTTGTAGACCAGCTTATAGACCTGCGAAGCCGGACCGGACTGGACAAACGTGGTGACCTGGCTCCATGTGACGCCGTTTACCGTCACGATGACCGTGGCGCGGAGGACGTTCGGCGTGCCGATCTTGAAGCTCTGGTACGGGGTAACACCGTCACTGGTGCCGATGGTCTGGGCTGCCACGGACTGTTGCTGGTAGGCGGTGGCTGTCGCCGAAAGACGGGTGAGCGTGTGGTTTCCGCTTCCCTGGGTGCTGAACGAGAGCGCCGTGCCGGCGTAGGCATTCTTCCGGCTGGTGGCGAGCTTGATGGTCGTCGGGCTCAGGTAGATGGCGAAGTAGTCGGTTCCCGCGGTGATCCCGGTGGGCAGGACGCCCGAGGTGCTGACCTGGACCTTTTCCCCGGTGGTGTACGCGTTGGCGACCGTGATCACTCCGGTGCCGGTGTTCCAGGCTGCAAACCCCGTCACCTCTGTCGTCAGCGGGTAGGTCAGTCCGGCCCTGGCCTCGAACCGGCGAGCCGAGGAGCTTCCTGATCCGGGAGCGTTGAAAACCAGATCGGCGGCCGACAGCGTCACCGGCCACCCGTCGGCCGGGCTGGGCACGATGTCGACCAGCACGGCTCCGGTGGCCGGCGTGGCCTCGGTCATCTGGTAATCGATGAGGGCCATCAGGTCCCACATGGCCCGCCGGGTGAAGGCGGTTCTGGGAAAGGCCTGGTTGGCGCTGGCGTTCTCCCACGTGCTGACGGCGTCTCCGATTCCGGCCACCAGCCTTTTGATCCAGTCAGGTTTGTCGGCGAGGTTGGCGTCGGCGTTCAGATCGTTCAGGATCGTGGCGAACGACCGGCTTGTCGCCTGGATTGGGTTGGTCATCTTGATCCACCTCCGATGGTGGTTTTGGCTTGCTTGAGGCTCGAAAGGTCGGCCAGCAGGAAGTACGGCACGGTCACGTCTAGGGCGCCTCCGCCGGCGTCGGTCACCTGGACGACGTTCTGGCTCGTCATCGCCCGGCGGTCGGCGTACTGGACGCCGTTGACAATCTGCCCTCCGGTCACCACGGCGTTTCGCGTTGACATGAACTTGGCGACTTCAAGGCGCAGGGTGACGATCGTAAGCAGGCTGATTGGCGTGTTCTCGAAATCCGGCACGCCGGCGCCGTAGCTGCGGTTGTAGTACATGGTCCGCTTGCCCTGTGTGAGTCCGCCCAGGATGTCCTCTCCGACCTCCTGGGAGATGGGAATCTGGCCCCAGTTGAAGAACCCCTCGGCAGCGCTCATTGTCCGAGCACCTTGGTAGAGCGGAAGTCCGACAGGGACGGGGCGCTGGAGACTGGGCCGCCGGACGTTCCTGTGACCGGGCTGCCCGGCCCGGCGCTCAGGTAAAGCCCGGCGCCGTGAGTGTGCCCAGAAATCCAGGTCATCAGGTTCTGCATGAACGTGTAGAACGTGCTGCCTTTCACGAAAGCCTCCGAACCGTCGCCGATCTTAAAGGTCTGCAGGAGGATGTCGAGCTCCTGCTTCGCTTCGTCGTAGGTCATAGAATCGCCTGTTTTCGGGTTTTGGTACAGAGTATGCTTTCCGGGGTCGACCGCTGTCGGTGCCTTGAACCCGTTCAGCGGGCTCTGCCATGCGACCTCCTGGACGCCGGCCAAGTATACAGGGCGCCGGGCCTCGCCGGCAATGAACCAAACCTCGACCCATTCACCAACCGCGGGGACGTCAGCCTGGTGGCCCTGGCGGGGCCAGCACCAGATGGCGAGGGCCGGGGTGTCGAATCCTAGTTCGTCGATCTGAACCTTGACCCGGCCGGCCGGCGTGGGCTTAGGGTCGGCGTTTTCGACCACTTTTCCGATGTAGTGGCGGAGGTAGCGGGTTTCTTCATAGACGATCCGCTGGATCTGTCCGTGGATGGTTCTGTCAAACATCAGATGATCCCCAGGGCGTTGATGGTGAAGGTGTCGACCACGTCGGCTTCGGTGTAGTAGCTGGCCTTGTCGATGGTGTGGGTGACTTTTCGGAGCCAGAACGCGACCGGTGGGAGGCCGGTCGGGACCGCCCCAGGCCCGAGGCCGGCGAGGCCGGTCTGGCTTTTGGGAGTCCCATCGTCTCTGCGGAACATCGACGGGAACCCGGGGCCGAACTGCGCCATCATGCCGGCCGTGGTCATCGGGTCCCCGATCAAGCTCATGCTGATTTCGTACCCGATCCCGTTGGGCGCCGTCTGCTGGTCGACCATCTTGAAGGCCCAGTTGATCCCCTTGTCTGTGACCAGGGGGGCAGCAAGGGCTGCCTGGACGATGGCGGTCTTTGCGGAGGCATCGGTGTTCGGATCGTTCATGGCCTTGTCGATGGCCTGCTGGTCGATTACCCAGGTCTGGACGCTGTCGGTGGCGGCCGTGTAGCGCAGGTAGGTCGGCTGTCCGTTGGGGTAGGTCAGGACCACGTTGTCGCCGGATCCGTTGATGCCGGCATTGTTTTTCCAGTTGTAGCTGCGGACGTTCCCCCGTGTGCCGGCGCCCCACTCGAAGATTCCGGATGCGCTGGCGGCCCCGCAGACCGCGGGCGCTATCGGGAAGTTCGGCAGGTACTTCGGGTCGCAGAACACCCCGGTGAGCGTCCCGTCTTGGTTGGTGGCCATCGTGAAAACGCACCGCCACTCTCGGGCCAGGCGGACCAGGAACTGCCAGTCTGTTTCGGTCTGGCGCTCGACGCTGGTGGAGTCGTAGAGCTCGAGGCCTCGGTCGAACTGAACCATGGGGCTTTTGAGGGTGGTGCCGGCGCCCGATGCGATCCTGTTCAAGACGTCGAGCACAACGGTTTGTTTCGACCCGCTGTCATAGGTCTTAAACTGGGCCGGCTGGACCCAGCCCATCGACAGAAGCTGACAGCTGAACGTGCGCAGGCCGTTGTCCTGGGCGCCTCCGGAGGGATTCATGACCTGAAAGTTCAGTCCTCGGCGCTCGAGGTTTAAAGACTGCAGGTCGGCATTCCCTTGGTTCAGACCCCCGGAGAAGTCGATACCGTTCCGCTTGTATCCGAAACTGGCCTGGGTGAGTGTTCCGGCTTTGAACACCGACCCATAGAGGCCGTTGCGGTCGAGAAGGGAAAGCTGGCCGTTGGTGACCTGGCCCATCTCCTCGGTCACTGAAAAGCTCAGGATGTCGCGCGTGTCGATCAGATTCTGGGGGATGTTTGTCAGGGTGAAAAATGCCGAGGCCCGGTTTCGGTAGATCATCTCGGTACCTTGATCCGGCTCAAGGCGTCGTAGTTCAGCAGGTTGTCGAAGATGTCGACGATGTTGGCCTCGTCGAGCTTGTAGCTCTGGCTTTCTCCGCCGGCGCCGTAGATGGCCTCTCGGCTGGCGATCTCATCGAAGTCGTCGGCTGCGTTCCTGGCGATGACGGTGACCGCGGGGAACGTCTCGATCGGCTTCATGTCGTGGACGGTCCGGCTCACGCCGTTGATGTCCGTGAAGGCTGCAGTCGGTACTCCGATCCACCGCATCAGTAGGCCCCCTGGTTGGTCTGCGAAAGCGTCGAGAGCAGGCCAGTGGCGGACCCGACCAAGCCGGCGAGAGATCTGAAGGCGACCTCCTGCTGGTAGATCGGATCCTCTTCGTCGAGGATGAGCTCGAACTCGATTTCGCTGTACTGTGGCTGGCCGGAAGCGTTGACCCATCCCATCTTGTGGGTGGCGTCAGCCTTAGCGACCCAGTAGACCAGGGGCACGCTGCCGGTCCCCCAGTAGTAGAGCACCTTCGGGTTGCTGTTGAACCGGAAGGTGCCCGGGGACGCGAAGGCGCCCAGGAGGCCCAGGCTCTGGTTTCTCAGGGCGTCGATCTGCTTCAGGACCAGGACGTTCCCGACGTAGTTGTCGCGCATGATCAGCGGAAGAGTGAAGCTCAGTTTTCGGTTCCCTCCGCCCCCCGGGATCACTGGCTGGTAGTTCAGGCCTGGCACCGGAGCCTCGGTCAGCACGACGCTTTTGGTGTCGCGGATATCGCTGGGGATCGTTCTGCTGGTGATCAGCTGGTAGTTCGACAGGTCAAACATGAACCACGGAATGTTGAAGGGGAACTTCGGCAGCTTCATCATCGCACCTTCGGTATCGGCGTTCGGCCGGTGTTTGTTTGGTTGGCCCAGATCTCGTTGATTACCTGCTCGACGCTTTCCTTGGTTTTCTTGGCCCTGGTCTGAACCTCGGCGTCGCTCATGTGAATCATGCTCTCGGCTTGCGTCACGGTAACCGTCAGGCCTCCCATGTTGATCGTTGGTCCGATGCCCATGGAGGACCCGATGTTCTGGAACGTGGCTGCGTAGGACGCTCCCTGTTTCTTGAGGAGCTCCGCCTGCTGCGATGCCAAGCTCGAGGCCTCTTTGGCCCAATCGAAGGCCTGGCCGGTGCTCAAGGCCGTTACCCCGCGGATCACGTACATGAGCCACTGCAGGGCGTCAACCAGGAGCATGATGCCGGTGGTGATCGAGGTGATGGTCAGCATGACGTCGTTGCCGAAGTTCTGGCCGATCCAAGAGAAAAAGCTCTGCCCGCCCTCCGATCCCGTGAAGTCAGAAATGTTTTTCATCAGGCCGGCGATCGCTTCGGCGACGTTGGTCAGCGGGGTCATGATCTGCGTCAGGCTGCTCTTCATGATGCCGTCCGTCAGGGCCTTCACCACGTCGCCGATCACTTTGAACGCGAGGCCTATCGCCTGCGCGAGGGGCTTGAAGAACGTTGCCATGCTGTCGCCGAGGCGGTTGGCTTTGAACAGGCCGGCGACGAAGTCCACCACGTTTTTGACGATGGCCTGAAGGTCCGCCAGGATAGCCTTGAAAATCGGGCTTTTGAAAATGCTGTTGAACGTCGCCGTCAGGAAGCTGGCAACGATGGCCAGTTTGGCGAGCAACAGGTTCACCCCTCCCCCGATGCCCTCGGATCCAAAAATGGACCCGATGATCGGCTTCAGGATGTTGGTCCACAGCCCTGACAAGATGTTCCACAATTGCTGGGCAAGAATCACTCCGGTTCTGAACGCGTTTGCGAGCACCTGCCCCCACTTCGCGAACTGGGCACGGTTGTCCCTCACCCAGTCGAGAAGGTGTTGCAGGTACGGCCCGAGGGCCTGGCGCAACGGCCATAGGAAGTTCTTCATGAAGATGTCGTTTGCGATCTTGAACGTCTGTCCAATCTCGGGGATCTGGTTGGCGACGTTACTGACGGCACCCTTGATGGCGGCGCCCAGGGCCTGGGCCTTGAGCATTCCCCACGTCATCGCGCTGGACATCTTCTCGCCTACGGCCTTGGTCGTCTTCTCGAGCTTCTCCAGTCCGCCGTTGGCTTTCTGGAGGCCAGCAAGAAAGGGCTTCGGGTCGAACGTAAATCCTACGTCGTCAGCTGCTGTTGCCGGCATTTTGTGTCCCTCCCTCGCTCTTCTTGCTCAATTCCGCGATCATGGCCTGGTAGTCGTCCCAGGCCATCTCCTGGCAATCCTGGTAGCGGATCCCGCCGAATGTCGCCCTGGCGACCGAGACGGCCTCAAGGATCAAGCTCCGGTGGTCCACGTCGAGGCCCGAAACGGCCGGAACCATCCAGAGCTCCCTGACGGTCTTCCGGGCTGCTACTGGGCTCCCTGAAGACCGGACGCGAAAAAATCTTGCGTTGGCACCACGGCGTGGTACTTCTTCCCGCACTGGGCGCAGACCACCTCCATCCGGTTGTCGAGGCCGTAGTCGGTCAGGGCCTTGGCGATGGTCCGGACGTCGGCAAGGTCCATCCGCTCAAAGAGCTTATCCCACCACTGCAGGCGCCACTTGTCGTCGACCGGTTCTCCGTCGACCTCGCGAATGCTCTGCGCCCAGGCGAAATACTGGAGCCTGGTCGTGTCGTTCAGGCCCACCCGCTTTTGGGCTGCGATCAGGCTCCTGAGAGTCGGGATTTCGAACAGGATTTCGCTGGCCGAAAGAAGGGTTACTTCTGTCCGCTCTCTGGTGCTCTTGCTCACAATCTCGATCGGGTACTCGAGCTTGACCAATGGCTCCGGCACGACCGGCACCGGGCCGGTTTCCTCCTCGAGCTCGGAGACCACCAGGGGAAGGTCCCGGAGTCGGGGGCTTTGTTGCGTGGTCTTGGTCTTGCAGACCGGGCAGGTGCAGATCATGTCGATGGGGTCGTCGGCGCCGATGCTGGCGAGGGCCATGAGCGACAGGTACTCGGTGTTCACGTACGGTCCCTCGAGCAACAGGGTCTTGATCTGCCCGCGGTCTTCCTCCCGCCCGCCGGCCTCGTCGACCAAGGCCGAAACCCCGCCAGAGGCCAGGATGTGCATGGCGAGCCATGGCTCGCCGTTGTCCCTGGCCTTGCTGGCGTCAGCCAGGGCCATGCCCTTGAGGCGCCCGCTGTCGGCGCCGATGATCATCCGGTCTACCCGGTAAGGTACCGGCAGCTTCATGCGAGGGCGTCCATCGGGGTGAAGTCGAACGGGATGAAGGTGGCCTCAAGCTGGGCGAACTTGGGCGAGGCGGCATCGTAGTCCGGCTCGGAGAACTTGATGCACTCGGCGCCGGGGGCGAGGTCCCTGGCGAACTCGGTACCCGTGGCGTCGCACCGGAGGATGGTCAGGTCGTGGACCTCGTTGTTGAGGTACCAGTTGCGGATGGTTGCCAGGGCCGTTCCGCCCTTGGCGATCTTGTACTTGACCTGGACCATGGGGATCTTTGTGACGCCGTTCTGGATGTTCCGCTTCTTGGCGAACTCCGGAACCTCTATGACGTCCTTTTCCATCTCGACCGCGCCCACGTAGACGAGGTCGGGAATCTCGATGCCGTCGACCAGCAGGCGCTTCTTTTCAGCGAGGTCGTTTCTCTGGCTCATGGGTTACTCCTGCCCGGTCGGGGCGGTGGGTCCGCCGTTGGGGCCGGACTGCGAGTCGAGCGGGCCGGTGCCGGCTGGCGCCGGGACGGTGGGAGCGCCGTCCTGGGTGGACGCCGGGGCCGGCTCGCTTCCGGGGGCCGATTCGGGGTCGGTCTGGGGAGACTCCGCGGTGTCGACCTTCTGCTGAAGCTGAAGCTCGAGGGCCTCGACCTGCTTCTGGAGCTCGGTGGCGTTGTCCCTGGCGGCTTCGGTGGCTTGGCGCTCGGTTTCCAGCTGGGCCATGTAGGAGTCGCGCTGGGCCTCGACTTCGAGGATCTTGGCCTCGGCCTGGTCGGCTCGGGCGATGGCGCCCTGGTACTCCGCGGGGTCGATGGCCTCCGCGGGGCCTTCGTACTCGGGGACGGCCTCGGCGGTGCCGTGCTCGGTCACCAGATCCTTGAGGTTGGCGGTCAGGGGGTGGCCCTTCTTGAGCAGGGTGGCGGCCTCGTCCAGAAGGCGCTTGCCCTCCTCGAAGGCGTTTCCTGCCAGCGACTGGGCGCCGACGAGGATGGACTGGGCAACGATCAGAGCGTGCTTGATGGTCATGATTCTCTCTCCTTCTAGTTCCTGAGCAGGATGCCGACCCCGATCCGGATGGATCCGGCGGGGACCGGGTAGGTAAAGTACACGTCGTAGTTCTGCTGCCCGGCGTTGAGTCCGGACTGCGGATTGTTGATGGCGTCGGCCTTGACCTCGAAATGGTCGGAGAACTTGGTCGGGGTGACGCCGTCGCTGGCGAAGGTCTGCCCGAAGGTTTCGCCGGTGGGCACGTTTCCGGTGCTGCCGGCGTTCCAAAGGTTGATCAGGAAGTTGAGAATTCCGGCCTTCGATTCCTTCAAGAAGGCATAGCTGTTGGGGGTGTTTTCCCGGCCCTGCATCGACGAGGTGACGCTGGCCTTGATGAATTCCCGCATGAGAACCCCGTTTGCCCACTGAAACTCGAGGGTGGTGCTGGGCGTGAAGAAGTTTCGGATGACGATGCCGTAGCCCGGCAGTTGCTGGACCACGTTCACGCCGGCGTTGCACACGTCGGTCCGGTCGACGTCGTTGAGGATCTGGTCGCCCGACACCCCGATGCATCCCAGGAGGTTGATGTCTTTGGTGGCCGGGATGTAGTGGATGCCTTTGAAGTAGATCGATTGGATCCAGGCGCCCATGGCGTGACCGGTGGCCGGCACGTGTCTGGGGGGCGCCGTGGGGCTAGTGGCGTAGGGGTCCGTCGCCAGGAGCCAGTGGCCGATGTTGACCTGCATCACGTCGTCGGCCCGCTGGTACTGAACACCCCAGGCGAGCATGGAGCTTTTGCTCATGGCCTCGGGGCCGTGGACCAGGGCCTTCGGGCTGTCGTTTGTGGTCCTGTTCTTCAGGTAGCTCTCGAAGGCCTTCTGGGTCGGGATGTCGGTCGTCTCGGGGAGGCATGCCATCACGAACGGGATGTTGTTCAGGTTCTGCATCAGCGGGGTGAAGGCTGCGGCGTTGGCCGGCTGGGTACCGTCCACTCCTAGTGCGCTGGGTGCGACCGCGGTGGGGTACAGAGTCGTCGCGTTGGTGAAGCTGGTTCCGGACGGGGTCTTCTTGTCCGCCGTCGACGTGGTGGTGTTGACGCTGACCAGGAGGTAGTTCGAGTTCGCGAACACGGCCGGCGCGTAGTAAGGGGTGGCGTTCGGGTTGAGCGACAGCCATTGCTGGCTCAGGGCGACGTCGACCTCGGTCTCGGCGCCAGCCGGAGTTTTGTACCACGTGTGGATTTTGAAGGCCGACACGCTGAGGGGGTCGCCGATGGCCATGGTTGTGGCGGTCGTGACCACGGTCACGGTGATCTGGTTGAGGATCGGGTTGACCGCGGTGACGGTGCCCCATTGCGTGCCCGGGGTGCCGCCGGTCCATGCGCCGGTGACGATGTCGCCGACGTAGATTCCCGCGACGCTGGACAGCGACAGCACCTGGCTGGCGCCGGCGCTCGAGGTGGCCGTGGCCGCTACGGTGTAGCGCACGCCGGTTTCGATTCGGACACCGACCCGGTTGCCCGCTGCCCCGTACTGGGGATAGGGCACGCCGAGGTATGTCAGGCCCGGCTGAATGGTCAGCGGGTACTGAACGGTGCCCATGGTGTCAGGGATGCCGAGCGTGGCAGCCACGTCACCGGACCAGTTGGGGCTCGAAACCCAGAGCGTTGCGCCGGCGCCTTTGAGGTTGGCGAAGAACCCGTCGACGGCGTCGGGGCCGTAGTAGGTGCTGGGCTGGTTAAGGCGCTGGCCGAACTGGCGCCAGACATCCTGGGGCGTGTTGGACGGGAACGGGACGGTGAACTTCCTCTCGAAAAATCCCATGATGGCGGCGACCGTGAACACGGCCGGCTGCACGCTCAGGGTTTTCTTGGTCGGGTTGGATTCTCCGTATACGCCTTGGCGACGAAGTCCTGGCATTTAGTTCACCTCCTGAACGGTGAAGAACCCGGCTTGCTTCTTGGCCTGGAAGTCGGGATGGTCGATGATTTCCCTCGGGAGGGTCTTGCTTTCGTAGGCGCTCCACGTCGAGTGGATGCTCCCGTTGATCCAAAGTTCAAACGCCCGGTTGTGCTGAAAGCACACGGTCGGGTCTTTGGCGGGGGCCGGCGCGGGCGGAGCCTTGGGGGGCTTTTCCGGGGCCTGGGTTTGCTCGTCGCTCAATTGATGCCTCCTGTGTGAAGGTTGGGCAGGACGCCTACCTTCGTGGTGAACGTGGCGGCCGGCGTTGTGAAGGCGGGCAGGAACGTCCGGGCCTGTCTTTCCTCGAATGCGTCGACCTCGATTCTAAACTGGATTTTCGGGATCTGGATAGTGGCCTCTGTCGGCTCGACGCTGGCGGTCTGCCAGTCGATCCGCAGGTCGTTCCTCCTGGCGTTGATCCAGACGCTTTGCCCTCCGAGCCACCACCGGACCGCCCGGCTCAAAAGGGCCAGTGTCTGCACCTGCCTGGCTTCGCAGTCGATCAGAACCTCGTAGGTCTGTTGCATGACGTTCTTGCGAACCGCTGCGCCCCCGCTTGGCGTGAACGTGTCGACGATGGTGCCGACGTCCGAGGAGCTCTGGTCCGGCACGGGGTTGAGGCCCCAGATTGTGATGGCCGGGACGACGGCTTCTTTTTCGGTGACGCCGTACTCGACAGGAATCCAAAGGCTGATGCTGGCTGGCGCATACGAGAACTTGAGCGCCTGGCCGTCGTAGAGGCTGGTGAACTGGACGGCGCTCTCGTCCCACCGCTGGATCTGGTGGTACTCGGTGTGTGTGCCGTCTGTGAACTTGAGGACTGCTCCCCGCTCGAGAAAGCTGGGCCAGGGCGAGAATGCGACCGACGTGGCGCCGGCGGCGAGGGTCTTGCTGCCGATGGTCGGCAGGGTGAAGGTCGCCAGAGCCTGGCGGATTCCGTCCTGGATGCCGGAGTAGACGTCCAGAGGGTACTCGTCGGTGACGGCGTAGCACCCGGAAATAATCAGCCAGTCTTCATTGTTTGTCTGGGGGATGATCTTGATCTGCGAGGCGTCGGTCCATCCGTTGATGCCGATGTCGACGGCGTCAAAGGTCATCGGGGTCGGGAGCATGAAGACGTTCCCACCTCCGAAGTCGATTTCGTAGGCGTAGTCGGCCGGCTTGTTCTGGGTGGCCCTGCGCTGCTGGCGGCTCCAGACCGACAGCACGATGCTCGAGGCCCCGGGGAAGCTGGCGCTGACGTTTTTCACGAAGCTTTGGCCGAGGCTGTTGGGCGGGATGTAGATGACCAGGCTCGCTCCGAGATTGTTGGCGATGAACTCTTCGACTTGGTTGACGGTGAAGGTCGCTCCTACAGGGCCGGTCCATCCGGCTGCGCTGGTCAGGGTGTCGATGGGGGTGAGCATCAGGCGTCCCACTTTCCCCAGGGCTCACCCGCGGGGCCTTCATGCTTTGCCATTTCCTCGATGGCCTTGGCGTCGCCGTCTCGCACCAGCTTGACGATGGCCTCTTTCACCATCTTGGTGTTCTCGGTCCTCTTGAGCTTGCGCATCAGGGTGTTGTAGGCGACGTGGAGCGCCGGCCGGGGTGGGATCCGGATCAGGATGCCCCGGCCGAACCCGTTCTCGATCGTCCGGCCGTATTCGTGGACCTGGAACAGGTCGGCCAGCTTGATCGGTTTTCTTCCGGCTTCGATGTCTTCCTGGGTCTGGTGGTGGAACCCTTCGGCGGGTCGGACCCAGTATTTCCGGCCGTTGGCGTCCCTGGTGATCCGCATCATGTTGGCGTAGGTCATCTTCTCTTCGTCGTCGTCACCCCACCCGTAGAGGGGGGTTTCGGGCTGGGCCTGGCCGAGCGCCTCTTTCCTCGAGATCGTGGTGTCTCTCAACGGCTCGAGGCCGAGCTCGTCGTTCTTGATGCCGTCGTGGAAGATCTCGATCACCTCGATCGCTCTCTTTTTGGCGCTGGTTTCGATGGCGTCGAGGACGATCTTGGGGAGTCTCTTGATCCGGCTTTTTTTGGCCTCGAAGTTTTTTGAGAACCGGGCTTTGATCATTCGGGCCTCTGAGGGAGTTCCATGGTTTTCCCGGCGCTGGTATGCGGGCAGTCCGGCAGGAACTGGATTTTCCCGTCCGTCACGAACGAGTGGCAGCAGGTCTTCTGTCCTCGGCCGAGACCGGGGTGCGTTGGCATATAGAAGTGGTCTCCGGGGCTCCACTGGACGGCCTCCAGCTTCACGCTCGGGGTGAAGCTGGGCTCGTCAAGGGATCCGTTCCATCCCCAACCGGTGTCTGGCGTCACGTTGACGGCGTGCTCGGTGTTGCACCCCGGGCACCAGAACGACAGATAGGGCGGGTGCGGGTTGAACCATGCTTTGGCCATCACCCTCTCCTGCTGAGGCCGAACGCGTAGTAGAGGTACCCGTTGGCGTAGGCGCCGGTCCGGCTCTTCTCGCGCACCTCGTAGGTGGCCCCGCTGGACTCCCCGGGAATCACCGGCTGAATCACCACGGTGGTCCGGATCGTCTCGAGGTCGTCGAAGGCCACCCCGATGTCCATAAAGTCCTGGACGGCGCACTTGATCGTTACGTCGCACTTCTCCCGGAGGCCGACCTTCTCGAGCTGCTTGCTCGTCGGGTTGTAGGAAATGGTGGCGGCGTTGACGTTGAACGGGAAGACCCCAGTGGGGACCGCTCGGCTGGCGATGCTGTTGTACAGGTCGCGGGTGACCTCGCTTTCCTTTCGCTGGTTGAACGTGACCGGATTTCCATACTCGGCCGTCATGGCCTGCGCGTCTTGGAGCGCCTGGAGGAATTCCGAAGCGACACCGCTGGCCGACACCGGGTGCTGGGTGTTCATCCCATCGCTCCGGTCATGTATCCGCGCAGGTCCGCCATGGCCTCACGGGTGAGCCGGCGCCGTTCGTGGGTGTACTTTCCGCTCTTCCCGAAACTGCGCGAGTAGCCTTCTCCGGAAAGGTCCCCGCCTCCGGTTTTGCTCGCTGCGGAAGCGAGGGCCTGCTCGGCTACCAGGGCGCAGATGGCCTGGTTCACGTCGGCCGGGATGGTGGCGTACCCGTACTGGTAGATCACCTGGATGTTCCTGGTCCCGCGGTAGAAAATCGGGATGTAGCTCGAGTCGTTGAAGTTGCTCTTCGCCTTGAGGATTCCCTCGGCCTGCATCAGCAGGATGGCGCTGGGCGTTAGGTAGTAGAGGTTGCTGTTGACGTTGGTGTAGCTGATGGATAGGAGCGAAACCACCGGGCGCCGGCGGAGCATCAGAACGGCCTCGCCTGTCCCGTCGTAGAACTCGGTCACGGTCTGGATGCCTTGGAAGTTCTGTTTCGTGACCCGGTTCACCCACGGGATGACGGTGGAGTCCCGGCACTGGATGAGCCATTCGTCGCTCTTCACGCTGTAGTACCAGACGGTCAGGGCCTGCGGGCCAGGGCCGGTCGTGGGTGTGTCGAGCACGATGGTGCCGTTGCTGAGGCCCGGGTCGCTCGGGGTCAGGATGGAGGCCACCCTGGTGCCCTGAGCGATGTTGGTTCCGGTCACCATCATGTACGGCCGGATGCCTTTGGTGCTGACTCCTGAAACGTTGACGCCTCCGCTGGTGAAGGCGCCGGACGGCAGAGAGAGGGAGGCCTGGGCGTCGAATCCGTATCCTTCGATCCTGGCCCGGATGTCATCAGGGGTCGGTATGCCCAGGCTCATGCCCATCGGTTACTCCTCGTAGCAGTCAAGGTCAAACGTGTAATTTCCGGACGCCAGCAGGTTCAGAGTCAGCAGGTAGACCGTATTCGGCTTCAGGATGGTTTCGGCTCCGCTCTGAAGGCCAGCCTGAGCCCACCCGATCGGATTGACCGGGACGGAGTCTGAAGCTACCACCGCACCTCCGGTTCCACCCGTGACGCCTTTCAGGCCCGAGGTCAACAGGCCTTTGAGCGCCTGCATCCGGTTGTAGGGCTGGATCGCCATGGCAGCTCCACCTCCCCATCCGGTTGGCGCTTCGGTGATCGTCATCAGCCCGCCAGTCGAAATCGAAATCCTCCGCATGATGTGGAGGGGCTTCGCTCCCACGGTCAGGAGGTACAGGACCGGTCCGGCTACGGCCTGGCCTGAATCTCCATAGGTGAAGAGCAGGCCGGACTGAACGAGGAACCGGCTGTACTCCATTTCCGTGGAGGAGTTGTTGGGGGCTTGCTTGGCTCCCATGGCCTACAGCCTCTTCACGTAGACAAACACGGTCCGCTTGGCAGCGGTGGCGCCGCCGGCGTCGACCAGGTTGAGGGGGTTGGCAGCGTAGGCAGCCGGGTTGGACAGGGGAAGGAACTGGCTCTGCGCGGGGTCGATGGTGCCCGCCCTGGTGATGGCGTTGAGCGAGGCCGAGATGATGGCATCGGAGACGGCCGTGGCGCCCTTTTTCAGCTGGACGGTGCTGGAGGCGACGGCCGTCTCGGTTCGGACCACCACGTCGACGACTTCGAAGTCGAAGAGCAGGTCCGGCCTGGCGCCGGCGACGGCTCCCTGTCCCGCGGGCAGGTATGCGGCAAGGCTGGGGAGGGGAAGCTGGGTGATCACACCGGCGGTGCCGGCGGGAATGGGAACCTTGAACACCATGAGGCCCCACTGGGCCTCTTCGACGATCCGGGATCCGAGTCCTTCGATCTGGGTCCAGGGCTCCTGGGCGTTGATCATGTCGGCGTCAGCGGGAAGGGCGGTTTTCATTTCTCTTGCTCCTTGAGGCGGTCAAGCTCGGCCTGCCACCGTGGTTCATTCTGGACGAAGGGGACGTCGTTCACAAGCCGAAATCCCTTAGCTTTCAAGGCCTCGCAGACAGCCGGGTCGGTCGTGCTGTACTGGCCCATGTCGGGCTTCAGGGCCACCCGCTGGCCGTCTGGCAATTCGACGACGAACTTTGACCTGACCGGGTCCCCTTCGGTGGAGTCCGGATGGACAAAGACCCAGGTCTTCGGGTCCACGGGGTTTTCGACCTCGCGTACCCTCGTCCTGGGCTTCGGCTGGAAAAGATTCCTGACGGCGTCGACCGGCGAATCGAAGGAGGGAATGGGCGCTTGCGCTGCCCGCCGTTCCGCCAGTTGAGAGGCCGTCAGGACCATTTGCTAACTCACCCGCAGGCCGATGTTCACGACGCTGGTGGCTTCCCAGCTGTCGATCATCGTCAGGTACGACTTGATCAGGAACGGCAGGTTGTCGTCGGTCTTGGCCAGGGGCTCCAGGCTGACCAGGCCGTTGAACCGGGAGCCGGCGGCGTTGGTGTAGGCCACCTTGCCGAGGCCCTGGATTTCGTCGAGGTCCCACAGGATGATCCGCTCGGGGGGCGAGGCCTGGCCGGCCGGCTGGTAGAGGGGCACGTCGCTCTGGAGCACCGTGGGCACCGTGGCCGTCAGCGAGGGAACCACACCACCGCCGGAAGCGGTGCCGGCGGGCGCCGTGGCGTTGATCAAGGAGATGGTCGGGTTAGCAACCGAGGGATCGGTGCTGAACTGGACCGAGATCACCTTGTCCGCAGGGGTGCCGTTCACGTCGTAAAGCTGGCCGGGCAGGACGCAGACGAGCTTCTCGCCCAGGGAACCGGCGGCGGAAAGCTTGGACGCGTAGATCTTGTAGTAGAACGGCGCACCGCCGGGACCCGCGGTCCAAGTGGCCCAGGCGAGGGTGACAACGGAGGTCGAGCCGGTAGTAACCTGCGAAACTTCGGCGCTGGCGAGTTCTTCGCCACCCCAGTCGACAACGGAGACCATGAAGTAGTAGGTGCCGGCCGCGATGGTGCCACCGATGGTGGAGGTGGTCGGGGTGACGGTGGTCATCTGGGCGGTGGGGCGCATCTGGGTGGACTGGATGATCGGGATGTCACGGTACCCCTGGAGGCGCCAACCGCCGGGAACGTCGATCACGCTCATGCCACCGGCCGACAGGCCCTGGTTGAGGCGGACGTTGGTCAGCATCCGGCTGATCTTCGACAGCATCTGGGGGCTCATGATGAAAGCCTTTCTGTGGGCCGCGCCCTGGCGCAGAAGGTTCTTGTCGATCATGTCGTCGAGAAATGCGAGGTCGGTCGGGACAATGCCACCGATCACGTTGACGGTCCGGTTGCTCTGGATGAGCAGGTCGAGCCCGGGGAAGGTGAGGGCGTCGGCGTTGTCGTTGCCCCACATCAGCAGGGTAACCAAGTCGTAGACGTGGGCCTGGACGTGGTTCTCCATTTCGATGGCGGATGCGTCGACGTAGTTCTTGCTGGCGTCCTGCAGGAAGTTGGTCACCGCGCCTTTGCGACGGATGACCTTCAGGATGCGCCCGGTCCGGACGTAGGTCGAACGGAGGGTGGGGGTAACGGCGCCTTCACCCATCTGCCCGGCAGCGGCGGGGAGCGCGGTGAGCCGGTTGAACTCGTGGTAGGTCTGGGCGTCGTATTTGGGGGTGATCAGGGCGATCTCGGGCGCGAGCCTGACGATCGTGTTGGTGATCAGCTTTTCGAGATGCTGGGGAACCAGGGGTCCCGCTGCGCCGTTGCCGGCTCCACTGGTAAGCAGAGCCTTCTGGACCAGCGACTGAATCGCGCCCTTCTGGATCTGCATATTCGGGTTTCCGAAGTTGCTACCGTACATGGTGATTTCTCCTTGTTGCTTTAGTTCGCGTTCCAGAGGCCGTTGCGACCGAAGAGGCCGGTGAACGCCTGCATGGACTTGTGGACGGCCTGGTTGTTTCCGGGGGCCTGTCCCTGGTCGTCGGCAAGAAGCGCGTCAAGTTCCGGGTCGCCATAGGTGCTCTGGACTCCCGGTCGGCCGGTGCCGGCAGACTTCTTGACGATCGCGTCGGCCAGCTGGTCGATGATGCTGCCGCCCTGGGTGTCCATGGGGTAGGCAGCCTGGGGGCGGGCCGACTTGGTGACGGTGCGGGGAAGCTCGGGGGGCAGGGGAGCTCCGGTGGCGGCGGCCTGGATCCCGGCCAAGACCTCGTTGAGGATCTGGGACTGCTTCTGGACGGTGGTCCGGAGCACGGTCATTTCGTGGTTCTGGATGCTCTTGGCGACCTTCTGCTGGTGCCGGCGGCCGATGGCCTCGAGCATCTTTTCGACGGCCTTCGGACTGGCTCCGGTGCTCCGGCTCAGATCATCGATGTCGTCGATGTCGTACTGGGGCAAGTCGCCGATGATCTCGTCGGCGCTGTCGAGGCTGTCATGCCCGTTGTGCGGGGTGCCTTCGATCGCCTTGTTCACCTGAGCGAGCTCGGCCTCGAGGGCCGCCTTTCTGGCGAGGGCCTGCGACTTGAACGCCGAATACCGGCCAGGCTTGGCTCCGTCGTCCTGGATGCCAGCACCCTGCTTGGAGGCCTCGGGCATCCCCTCGTCGTCGGGGGCGCCGAAGTCGCCCTCACCCCAGTTGTCATCGCCAGACCCATTGGGCGCCGTGGCGGTGGTTTCCGGAGTGCGGGTCCTCATGCCATCCACTCCGATCATGGTCGAGCCTTTGTAGACTCCGTTGCGCAGGTTCATGTTGGGTTCCTCCCCTTCAAAGTAGAATTCTTCGGCCGTGCTTTTGGCCGCATTGGGTCCGCCGTTGCGGAATTTGCCCGCGGTGCGGGGGTCCGGGGCTTCATCGCCGTCCGGCTCGTTTTTGGGATCGTAACCTTCCTCTTTGGGGGGTTCGTCTCCGCTTTGGGCGTCCTGGTAGCCCTGGTCGACGACGTCGCCGTCGTCGTACCCGGGGGCCTGGTCCATCTGAGCGTCCTGGCCCGGGGCGAAGGCATCGAGGCCCTGTCCCTGGGTCACGCTCGGTGACGCCCCCATCATGGTCTTGAGCTCACTGACGAGGGCCTCGACCTCACTGAGGGTCTGGAGCTCTTCAGGGCTGCCTTTGAATACCAGCGTGCTTCTCGACACGGTTTACTCCTTCCCGCCATGTACCGGCGAGGGATCGCAGTCTATCCGCCAAGCTCTGGAGCTTCAGAAGCCCCGGGCTGGGAGAATTGTCCGCATCCTCACCTGGCCCACGTGGGGTCGGAGAGTAGCTGTCTGGGTGATCGAGGATCTCTTTCTGGGCCAAGGTCGAAAACTGGCCCAAGAGATCCGCCAGCCGGGAGGGGCGCTCGCTTTCGTCTTCCGTCATGATCGTCCGGATTCCGTCGTCGAGGGCGTCCTGCAACTGGTACCAAGTCCGGAAGTGGGACTTCTGGTCTTGGCCTTCCTCCGCCGGCCGGACGCTCTTCTCGAGGGCTTTCCGGATCCGCCAGGGGGGCGTGAGGCCCAGGGCCTTGTAGACCCCGTGCGCGATACTGTCGGCGTAGGCCGGCTTGTCCACGACCACCACCCCGGTGAGGGTGACGTCGTTCATCACTCGGCGACCGTCCTGCTCCGCGGAAAGGATTCCGCCTGGCGGGACTTCGCCTTCGATCGAGAAGCCCTTTTGTCTGGGCTTCGTGTACGGGGCCAGCCCGCAGACCTGCTTCCACAGCTTGTCTGCCCGGCCAAGGGTGACCGAATCCATTCCGTCCGATTCGTCATAGAGCCGGTACTTTGTCTTCCAGTTCCCGTCCGGGTCTATGGTTGACTCGACCAGCTTTCCGATGTCGTCGATGAAGTTGACCCCGTGGAGCCCTCCATACAACAGAATGTCCCCGCTCTCCGCTTGGCGCTGGAACGAAAGGATACACGCTTCCGTCATCCTTTCGCCGTGGCCGTCCACCTTGCTGCCCGAGGTGACGCCTTCCAGGTACCGTTTTTTGGCACCGCCTTCCGCTTTCTCAACCGCACCCACGTTGGGCGCTGCGTTGAGGCGGAAGTGGAATTGAACCTTCACCTTGTCGCTCATGTTCTTTCCTTTGTAGATCCGCCGAGACTTGCTGTCAAGGGCGGGTCTGTGGTCGTTTCAGGCTTGGCGCCCGCCCGGGGCGCCTTTTTTCACGGTCAGGACGATTCCTTTTCTGTTCAGGACGTGGTTTCGCAGGGCTGCCTTGAGCGCCTTGAGCACTTCGATCCGCTGGCCTGGCCGGTCGGCGATGATCCTCTTGAACTCGTCCATGGGGATCTCTTCCATGCTTTGGAGCACCATCCTGTCGTAGTGCGCTTCGAACCACCGGCGGGCCTCGCCCGGGCCGGCGAAGCCCAGCATAACCTTGTCTTCGTCGTAGTCCATGCTGCCGGGCTTGTACGTGTGGATGACGTAGGCGTTCGGGGATTCGGGGAAGTCGCCGATGAACACGTCGACCTCGTCGCCGTCCGTCCCGCGGGTGCCCCGGATGTACCCGTAGGGAAACAGCATCTTGGTTTTCCAGGGCTTTCCGTCCGGGTCGACGCCCTGGCGCACTCCGCCTTTGTGGTGCTCGAGGCTGATGGGCAGTCCCTGGAACTCGGTCCGGCCGGCCAGCTTGTGGTAGCCCTTCTGTACCCTCGGGTCAATCCATTCGTCGGCGAGTTTGCTGAACTCGGCCATGGACCCTCCGGTGGCGAGCAGGCGATCGTCGCTCGGGATCCCGCTGTCGGTGAACCTCCCGTCTGAATCCCGCGGGTGCTCATCTTCCTTGAAGGCCTTGTGAACGGCGCCGGCCATCCGGTCGGTCACGAACTCGTACCTGTAGTTTACCTCGCAGTGGCAGTTGATCACCTGTTCGGGCGGGGCGCTGGGGTCGTGCGGGTGGAGCATGGCGACGTCGCCCTGGTGCCACCACGTTCCGTGGCGCTTGACCATGTTGGCGACCATGAAGCGGTCGTGAAGGCCGATGGTCCGGCCATCTTCCATGGCGTGGCCCTCGCGGGGCTCGGCGCTCAGGCCTGGCCTGTGGATCCACGTCTTGGTCATGAAGATCTTCCCGCGGTTGGCTTCGGCGAGGCTGACGGCGTACTGGTGTTTCGTGTCGCTGGCCGCCGACCGGACCTCGGTTTCGGCGATGGTACGGATGTTCGGGGGGAACTCGCCGTTTCCGCTCTGGGTGTACTCGCTGAAGAGCTCGGAGATCCGACCCTGGAACTGGTCGACCAGGGCTGGATTGACGGTCCCCCGTGCCTGGCCCCGGCTGTGCTCATGGTCGCTGGCGATGTACTCGGCCATGGTGGTCCGCAGGGCTTGGCTCAGTTTCGTGCGCATGGTGTCCGCCAGGAGGGCACCGTTGGTTGCGCCCTTGCGGATCTGCTGCTGTCGGGAAAGCTGAACCTCGATGGCCTTGGGGATCTGCAGTTGTCTCGCGGTGGACTTCTTCATCCGCCTCAGTTGCCCTCGGAAGTGCTCTTCGGACAGGGTGGCGACACGCTCCTGGACGGTGGCGTGCGTCTTGGAGACGATACCGGCCATCAAGGCCCGGTACTTTCCTCCGGTCCATCCGAAGCGCTCCCGCAGGCGGTCGAGGCGGACTCGCATCAGAGACCTTTTTCGACCCGGAGGTTGAAGGCGGCGATGTCGGGGTCGATGGATTTGTGGAGTCGCTTGTACTTCTCCAGTTGAATGGCGGCATTTGTCTTGTTCTTCTGTCTCTGCTTTTCAGAGACTGGTCCGAGCATCATCTTCGACCTCGGGTTTTCTTCCTTTTTCCCATTCCCCGCATGGTGTCCCAGCAGCCTCTCCGGGTCGGCGCCGTGGTCGAGGGCGTATTCCTTGATCCGCTCGGGGGTGGCGTCCGGGCCGAGCTCGGCGACGTCCTTGGCGGCGTTCTTGTGGCGCTTGTCGGCTGCCTCGGGGGTATCGGCGTGCAGGTCGGGATGGATCAGCTTGTGTAGGGCTCGGCCTTTTTCCTTCGATCCGGTGAACCCGTTGTAGAACCCGGCGCCATGCTCGGGGGCGATACCGTTCTCTTCGCCGAGCTTGCGAATCTTGGCGAGCTCCGTTTTGGTCAGTCCCTCGGGTCCAGCCTGGGCCAAGTCTTTCAGCTGTCTGGCCCGGTGCATGGGAGTTCGGTCTGGGTAGGTGCTGGTCTTCTTGTGGTGCTCGTCCCACTTCTTGCTTTCGTCTTCGTTGGCTGCGTGCTCGGCCCGGAGCTTGTCGTGGGCAGAGCTTTCGCGGGGCGGAGGGGTTCCTCTGGACCTGGGCTTTTCATTCTGGCCAGTTTGAGCGAGTTCACGGGCTGAAGTTTCCCTGGCGGGTGTATCGAGCCTGGATTGTTGGGGGTGAGGTTTCGTCGTTGCGGATCCGTAGGGCCTTTCGAATTCCCCGCTGCGCCCGCCGTCGCGTTGCTTGACCCACTCCCCGCGGACCTTCCGGTAGGTGCCATCTTTTCGCTGGGAGGTGGAACCGTCAGGGCGCCCGCCCTTTTCGACCGTTCGGTTAAAGGCTTCGATATCCGGATCAATCATTCTCGACGGCATCATGGCGCGTCCTCCTCAAGAATAGGTTTGCTCTTCCGGCTCAGGGGCCAGCAGGGCGTCGACTTCTGAAACAAGCTTTTCAATGGTCCAATGCTCCCGGCCGGCCCGGGCCACCAGCTTCTGGACGTCGTTTTCGAGCGCCGAAAAGGCAGCGAGCAGGTCTTTGCTCGGCTCCTCGGCCATGTCGTCGTACTTGCCCCGGGTGAGGCGCAGGCCGTCCATGGGCTACCGGCTCATCCCGGACCCGAGCAGTCCGCCCAGGCTCGCTGCACCGCCCGGCCCGGCTTGGCCCGAGGGCGCGTTGGGGTCGGGTTGCTGTCCCTGCAGGGGCCGGCCATACTGCCCACCCCAGGGCTCGTCGCCCCGCTTCACCCGGACCTCGTCGATGCTGTAGGTCTGGCTCTGGACCATGGCGGTGTCGAGCTCGAGCTGCTCTTTGTCCGACAGCCCGCTCTTGAACTTGAATTTGTACCCGCCCCCGAACCGAAGAGGGAGTACTTCGTTGTTCCAGTGGTTCTCCTCGATCTTGACCAGGGGGTAGATGCCCTTCTCTTTCTCGATCGTGGCCTGGGCCTCGCTGGTCGACCGCCCTGAGGTGTCCTCGCTGCCGGTGCTGTTGATTTCCATGTTGGTCATGTTGAAGACCAGGGCGACGGCCTCGCGGATGTCCTTCTGGCGTTCGTTCTGGTACTGGAAGGTGTCGGCCCGGCTCAGGTCCATCACCACCGGCGTGCCGTACCCGGAAAGCACCCGGATGGCGTTTTTCCTGGGTTCGTTGATGATGACCTCGATCCGGCTCTGGTCATCCTGCGTCAGCGGAACCTTCAGGGCTTCCTCGCCGGTCAGGTCACCGAAGGGCGAGTCCTCGCCCATGATGACGACCTTCTCCGGGGGCCTGGTGCCGTCCGCGGCCTCGGCTGCCCTCTGGTCAAACAAAAGCGACTCGGCGACCTTGTTCACCAGGGCCTCGAGGGGGATGAGGCCGTAGGCGATCCCGGATGTCGGCATATAGGTGCTGAAGCAGACCTCGTCGCTGAAGTAGATCTGTGGGTCCATCCCGGGCAAGGCCTGGGCGAAGGCGTTGTGGGCTGAAACGAAGCGGTCGCGCAGGGGCACCACCGACCCGCCGGGGAGCACGTAGACCGACCGGAGCAGGCCTTGCTCGTCCCGTTCCTTGTAGCCTGCGACGGCGCCGTGGACCATCAGGTCTTGGATCCGCTTCTTGGTGTAGTCCTCGAAGGTGTCCTGGGCGTTGGGCCGGTTCATCCAGTCAATGATCTGCTGGCTTTCATCGTCCTTCTGGGCCTGGATCCGGCGGTGCCACCGAAGCAGGGCTCCGTCGAAGTTGGCAAGGTCCGGCAGCACGTCGGGCAGGTAGGCCCGGACCTTTCCGAGCAGGAGCGCCCTGGTGGTGATCTCGGCGATCGTCCTCCGGCCGGCGTACTCGCTGTGGATGGCCTTGCACGACTTCAGGTAGTCGGCGATGCGGTCCTCGTCTTTGCTTTCCTTGGTCACCGTCCACTCGAGGCCAGAGATCCGCCCAGCCCGGCCGGAGACCACTCCGAAGACGGGGTCACACCGCTGGGCGATCATGATCCGGTCGTACAGGCTCAGGCCGAACAGCGGTTGCTCGACGGTCCCGCTGACGATGGTGCCGTCTTTGGCCCGGCCGGCGATGCCGACGATGCCGGTGGTGGTGTAGACGTTGAGCCCTCTCCGCGGTGGCTCGCCTCCGTTCTTCGGGAGGCCCATGTCCACCAGGATGTTGCTCGCTACTGCGTTGATCATCGCTTTCCTACCTTTGTGCCATCTGGATCAGCCTGGCGGCGATCAGGCAGTACCCTGTCGCCAGGAAGTAGTGGTCCGCCTTGCTACCCTCGACCCAGAAGTACCCGCCCTCACCGCCGTTGGCGTCGGGGTCGTACACTCTGGTCGACGCGATCATCTGGTCGTAAAACCCGGGGACGGATGGGGCGTTGGCTGGCAGGCTCAGGCCCCGGGTCATTACGGCTGCTTTGACGTTGTCCAGCGTTGCGGTTCGGTCTGTCGAGATCCGGCGGTGAGTGACCACGTCGCCCTTCCCCTTCGTGAAGAAGCAGACGAATCCTCCCGGGTGCCGGGCCACGATGGTCCGAGAAAGCCTCATCTCTGGCATCCCGTCTATCACGAAAGAGCGTACACCGTATTTCACCAAGGCGTCCAGAACCTGCTCGGGGTCGCGCACTTCGAGGATGTCCAGCACCCTGACGCCCGGCTCCCCGTACTTCAGGTGGCCGATGATGATGTTGAACGTCGCCCCGACGTCGATGCCGGCGACCGCCACCCCGCCGTCCGGGATCTCCCCGGTGTGGTGCTGGCCGAGGGCTTCGTTCAGTGCTGCGACCGAGAGCTTGGCGCCAGGGCTGTTGTACGGCAGGCCCAGGTCGGCGTTGTAGAACCGGGCCATGAGGTCGTCGTTCCCTTCGGCCTTGCTGAACTTCTCGATGAGCTCTCGGATCTCGACGTGCGTGGTGAACAGCTTGGAGAAGTGGTAGCCCCGCTTCCCTGGCACCCCGTGGGCCTGCCACCGGCCGAGGCCCCGCCGGTCGATCTTCCGACCGCACCGGTGGCACACCAGCCTGGCGTCGCCTGGCCCCGTGGGGTCGAAGTCCGTATCGGAAACCACCCACAGGTTTTCGTCCTCCTGGCGCAGAATGTGCCGGAAGAAGTCGGGCTCGATGAACTTCCCGCAGTCGCACTTGATCGCCCAGTGCAGCTGGTCGGTCGAGGAGAACCCGCTGTCGAAGGCGTCGCCCTCGAGCATAGGCTGGCTGATGTTGATCTTCCGGCGGTAGGTGCTGGCCGACAGGCGTTCGTCGGTCATCAGGATGTTGACTTGGTCGCACCGGACGTACTCGTCGATGATGGCGACGTCGGCTGCAAACTCTGTGAAGCTGGCGGGGGCGTTGCTGCCGACGAAGACCGCGGTCCCTGGCCCGATCTGCTTCATGCCGACGTTGTCTGTCCGGCCTCCGGTGGCGATCAACTTTCCGTAGTGCTTCGTGTAGACGATGGTCTTGTCGAACCGCTCGCGGACGAACCGGCCGGCCAGTTGAATCGTGGGCAGGACGTAGAACACGTTCCGGCCGGCGGAGCACTCGGTGAAAACGGTCACCAGCAGCCACTCGCTGACGCCGTTCTGCGTGCTCTTCATCACCCAGATTTCCTTGCTTTGGTCGCCGTACAGGGTGAGCATGGCTGGGTTGCTTTTCAGGTCGAGCAGGGTGCCTTTGTGGGTCCGGTGCCCGCGGAGGGCCATACCTAGGGTCGGGTGAAGCTCTTGGATGGCCTGGGCCTGCAGGTCGATCCGGGATGGCGTCACTACCATATGCGGATCGAGACGACCTCGGCCATGTCCAGCGTCAGGTCGCCGATGGTGGTGACGGACGGGTGCTTTGCGGGGTGGTCAACGAAACGGTGGCCTTCCATCTGCGTCCTGAAGTCCTTTTGCGCCTGGCCGAGCACCGTGCGGACGTTGTCGCTTCGGTCGATGACCGTGCGGACCTTGGTACGCTGGCGAGTCCCGTTTCGGAAGATCACCAGGATGTGGAAGTTCAGCACCCGCGGTCGGGTGATTGGCTTGGGTGCGGGAGCCGGGGGCTTTGTCGGTTGCTGGTCGCTCATTCGGTTCTCCTGTTGGGCCGGTCAGAACCGGTTGCTGGTTGCGCTTGACCCGGTGGCAAAGAACCCGGCCATGACCGGTTCCCTGAATTCGTACTCGTCCAGAAGCTTGAGGGCCGCCATGGCCACCCGGTAGGTTTCTTCGTTGTGCTTCTCGGACTTCCTGAGCCCTTCCTCGCGCTGGGCGATGATCCCGCCCCCGATGTCCATCACGGCCGGCGCCCGAATGATCCGGCTCTTGGCGGCCTCGAGGATCCGTCGTTGCTGGGCGATGTTGATCTTGTTTTGCTGGTAGATCTGCTCGGCCTGCAGTCGAAACCCGTTGATGTTGGCGGCGATCGGGAGGCCGGCCTGCTGCAACAGCAAGGCCGAGAAGTACTCGCCGAATTGCACATGGACGGCGCCTTCGATGTCGGGCTTTTCCGTCACGCCCTCCTGGTCGTAGCGCTGGCGCTTTTCCGGGTCGCTCAGGACGACGTAGGCGCCGGTGATCTCGGCCATTTCGCTTTCGCTTCCGCCTTGGTCCGGGTGCGCCTCTTTGGCCGCGATCCGGTAGGCTTTCTTGATCTCGGCCTGGTCGGCCGTCTTCTCGACACCCAGGATGTCGTACAGCGTGAGGGCCGGCAGGCCCGTGGGTTCATTCTGTTCCATCGCCGTCTCCCCCTGCCTGAACGATTCCCGGTATGAGCTCTGTGAGCCCGGCTTTCAGGGCTTCGCGTTCCTCATCGGTCAGCTGGACGCTGCCGGTCCCGATCAGCCCGCCCAGCTGCACCCGCTGGACGCTCTTTCCGAAGTTCCACTCCAGCATCTCGCGGACGGTGTTCACCCGGCCGGTCTTGAAGTCCTCGACCAGGGCTCGGATGTAGGCCCGAATCATCCACGGTTGCGTCTTGTCCCGCAGGATGTCCCGAAGCTCGGCCTCGGTCTTTTCCCCGATCAGGTCGAGGAAGATGGAGGCGACGTCGCTCTTGCTCAGGTCCATTTCTTTGGCGAGGGCCTTGAGCTTGTTCGGCTTCCGGCCACCACCCTCGCGCCGGGGGTCGTACCCTTTCTGAAAGGGGATCAGGTTCTGGTCGTTCACATGAACCTCGGAGTTTGTGCCCTGCTTTCACGTTTCCAGCGTCTTGCTTTCCTGGCGAGGCGGAGGGCCATGGTTTCGACGCGGAGCATTTGCTCGAGGTGCTGGTCGGCCTGGCCCTCGAGGGTCACGGCTCGGATCACGCCGGCTGGCTCCCTTGGCGGTTTGGGTTCTCGGATACCCTGGAGGAGGTTGATGACCTCTGCGTTTGTCCAGGTGACGTTTGGGTTGAGGGCTCCGATTTCCTCGACGGTTTGGATGGCGTGCAGGATGGAGTCGGTCTTCATTCCGATCTCCTGGGGGTGTGGGTGGTGGGTTCACTCATGCATTTTCTCCTGGTCAGAAATACCCGAAGGGGTTTCCCTTGCTGCTGTCGGACAGCTGGACTTAGGTTTGGATCCACCTGCGGACCTGGCCGGGGTGCTCACGCTTCGGGCCTTGGCAGGGCTGCCTTTCCCGGCCGGCGCCCCGGTTGAACTTAGCGCCCTTTTTCTCGCTACCTGATGCCATAGTTCTTTCCCCCTGATTTCTTTTCGGATGGTGCTGTACCGGTCCAGTATACGGTCTTGGTAGGCTTTGTTGAAGTCGTACAGCATCGGGTTCTCCTCGACCATCACCTGCTCAATGTTCCCGCTGCTTCGGAGGTTTGCGCTGCCGTGGATCACCACCTTTCGGCCGCAGTCGGTCTCAAAGATGCACGTCTTGGCGTGCGTGCCGGCGACGGCCAGCTGGAACCTGTCGCCCTGGTCCAATCGCTTGTAGATGTACGGGATCAGGTTGTGCCGTTCGTGGCTGAAGAAGTAGCTGCTGATGATGGGCGGAAGTCCTGCAGGTAGCCCTTCTCCATCATGGTGGCGAGGCTGTCGACGTTGTTCTCGCTCATGCTCAGGGTGGACAGCGTCATCTCGGTGGCCAGGAAGTTCTTTTCCACCAGTAGGGCTTCGATGAAGTCGCCGAAGATGAAGCTGCCGGCAACGGGCGAAGGTGCGGGCGCCGAAGTCCAGGTCCACGGCTCGGGCCAGCCGGCGGGCGCCCTCGTAGGCGAGGTACTCTTCCTTCACGCTGTGGGGCAGGGGTGGGCGGACGTATCGCGGTTCCAGGTCGGCGTCGAAGTCGGAAGGCGTGCCGAACAGCGACGGGTCGAGGTCCATGTCGACTCCGCCCAGGTCAACGTCGGGGATCTCCGGAATCTCGAGATCGTCCGGCCCGCTCATACCGGCCTTCCCCAGATGTCGTACCAGCGGGCCTTGTAGATCTCCTCGGCCGTCGCGCCCTGGCGCACCATTTCCTGAAGCTCGGCGAGCGTGACCTTTGGTTTTGGCTTTTCCGGTTGTTCGAACAGGTCGAGTTGGTCGTTCACCCGATCCTTCCTGAAGGCGCCAGCCTGGTGCCGGTGCCGTTGTACCCTTCGGTCTGGACCAGGGTGGCGGTGAACGCGATCAGGTCGATCCGAGGGTCCTTCTCCGTTAGGTCGGTGTTGGTCATCACGTGGCGGACCACGTCGCAGAACTCGTCCATCCCGATTTCGTGGATGCCGATCCACACCTCCGGGGTTATGGGGTGCGGCTGGGTTTTGACGCTAATGCCGGCTTTTTCGAGTACGATGCTCACGGCGTCACCCCTGGGGTGATGGTGGCTAGGTATTCTTCGACGGTATCTGCGGTTGCGTCATCAGCTTGCCCATCTATGTACGCCCTCCGCACCTGCTCCCGCGAGTACCATTGTGCGGTGGGGGCTTCGAGTGATTTGACGTAATTGAGCACGGCATTTTCGATAGACGCGGCGTCTTCAAGGGGGTGCCCAATACCCCATTCCACGATGCCCTTGATGTAGGCCAGTGCGTCTGTAGTCCTTTTGACAGCCGTCCAGGCTTCTACATCGACGGTGGGGGCGGTGCGGAGGGCTTCGCTGAACCCAAAGAAGTACCCTTCTTCGAGAAGCTTCAGGGCGAACTCCCAGTCCTTGAAGTGACCCATGTCCACGTAGTCGAGCATCTCCTCGTGAGCTTGGGCCTTGATGTCGGCGTCGGTGATGACCCATTCCTGGCCGGACTGAAGATTGCTGGTCGCCCGCTCGTTGGCTGCCAGGAGGCGTTTCAGGATTGCGTTGGTGTCGTCAGGCATTTCGACCTGTCGGCCCTGGGCGTCAAACCCGACGATCCTGACGACCTCGGCAAACACGGGGGCTCGCTGGGAGGCTTCGTGTTCCATCATTTGCCTCCGGGCTGCAGGGGCTCACCCTTGATCTCGACGGAGTCGTCGGCCGGCGTCAGCACCCCGATCTTGCTTTGCTCGGGCTGGACGATTTTCCCGTCCGGTCCGATGGTGGCGGTGGCGTAGGCGTTGACCTCGGCGACGGCGTCCCCGAACCTGGCCGACATTCGTTTGTCCTTCCGAAGCAGGATCAGGATGATCGACAGGTAGAACGTGTCGTCAACAATCGCTTTGGCGGCGTCGTCCCGGTACTGGACGTATTTCCCGTACACGCCGAGCTTGCGCTTCATGTCGGGATTCTTGTTTGCCAGCAAAACCTGAATGCATCGCCTCTTTTCCCCGATCTCGGTGAAGACTTCACCCCGCTCCTGTGGCGTCAGCACGTCGCGCTTTTTGAACCAATCCGTGATCTTCATGTGGCCCTCCTTTGGGTCTTCAAACGACAACGACCAGCCTCGCGGGCTGGCCTTGTCTCGGGTTATTTTTCAGTCTGTGTAGTCATCCTCGTCCGGTGGCTCCCTGTCGGCATCCCAGTTCTCGGCGCCGTACTCGTAGGCCCATTCCTCGATCGCGTCGCGCTCGCGCTCCCAGACGCCTTCGTAAACGTCGCGGACCTCGATGTCCTGGACTCTGGCGGGGTCCGGCGGGGACACGGTGGTCGGTCCGACCGGCGTCCTGTCGGCAGGGGTGTAGTCAAAGCTCACGGTCCAATCCTCGCCGTCTCGGTTGGTGTAGGTACCCGTGAGCGTCATCACCAGACCTCGGCCGAGATGTCGGCCAGAAGGATGCAAACCGGGCAGGTTCTGGCGTCGTGCTTGCCCCTGTAAATGGGGTCCGAGGCCAGCCGGGCGCTGTGCTCCTCATGGAGGCGGGCACGAAGGCTGAACATCCGGTTGGTCATCTTGTCGATGGTGGCGATCAGTTCGGCGTTGGTCTTCATGCCACAATCCCTTCCCAAACCAGAATGGTCTGCCATGCGAAGTCCCAGAAGGGGGTTTCGTAGTCGTCGGTTTCGGTCTGAAACTTGGCATACTCGGCCCGCAGTTCCGTGTCGTGCAGGTTGATCAGCTGGGCGATGGCGATCTGGTCGCGCATCTTGAGCGTCATGGTGGCGGTGCTCATCAGGGGGCCACCTGAAGGGTGATGGTACCGTACTGGTCGTTGAGCTCTTTGCGCCAGTTGAGCCGGATCATTTCGCGAACCTTTTTCTTGGCCTCGGTCAGTGTCAGCGGCCCCCGTGGCTTGAGTTCGACCCGTTCGCCGGTCATCCGCTTGAAGGTGAAAATCCAGCCACCTGTGCCTTTAGGCATCTGGCCGTGGGTTCCTTCGTATTCTGTGGTCTCGAACTTTACCGCCATCTTTGCGCCCCTCCTTCGGGCTGGGGCCGGGGGGCTTTTGCTCCCTCAACCTTGACCCATTGTAACCCCAAAGTGGGGTATTGGTCTAGCACTTTTGCAATCAACCCGACCGATTTCCTGCAATTTGAACCGGTTCCTCGGGCTGGTCAAACAGCGTCAGCTGGTCCTCCGGCGCCTGCTGACGGACGGCGTCGACCCGCTCAAACTTCGACCCGTTCCGGCGGTACAGCTTTTCTCCCTGGCGAATCCGGATCACGTCGTACTCGTCCTCGGGACCGATGACCA